AAGGATCAGCACCAAGAGTAAGTCCTGCTACTGCCTTACTACCAATCTCAATATGTTTAAGCATCAGGTTTGATACTAATTCCAAACCTCTACCAGTAAGAATTACTGGTTTACAATTGACATAATGCTCACTTGTTTTACCAGAAGAAAGTTTAAACTCACCTTTACGATAAGCCTTCTCTTTAAGCAACTCTAAAAGTTCTTCTCTCATCTAGTTACAATCCCCATCGATGGTGGAAGATTACTATGGGCAATGGAACCTTTATATGGATTCTTAGTCCTATTCAAAATAGTAATAAACTTATCTGCTACAAATGTACCAGCAACACATACTTCAATCTCATCCCCATCATCCCAGATAGGATCTCCATTCTTCTTTCTGGTATCCAATGCCTTCTCAAGGTCTTTAATAATCTGTTTAGTAATTTTCATGGTTCATTTAAATTGACACCTATCAATTGTTTTTGTTGTGGAATATTCTACCATTCTATCAAAGAAAATTAATTCACCATCATAATAAGATTTGATGGTGGATTTCTCTTTCCAATCAGAACCTACTATTATTATATCAGGTTTAAGCGACTTTATCAACTCCTCAAATTCTGGTTCACTAGAAAAAAATATTACTTCATCGACTGATCTTAAATTCTCAAGAAGAAACTTTCTCTCTTCCTGATTGTGTATGGGTCTACTAGGACCCTTCTTTTCTTTTATACATTCATCAGTATCAATCCCAACAATAACATACCCAAAACTTTTTGCATAATTTAAAAGTTCAAGATGTCCCCTATGGAGAATGTCAAAAGTTCCATTAACAAAAACTCTTTTCACTAACGGAACTCGCATTCTACCATAATTTCAGTTAATGCTGCTAACAGATTTATCTCTTGATCTGCTACGAACGCGATCTGGTATTGGTATCTCGCAATAATAAGAACGGCAGCAGGTATAGTATTAGGGACCAAGGATTCGTATAGACTATCGTAGATACGACGAAGTAATACAGAAGAATCATTATCCATATTAGCGACCACCCATTTACGAACCTCAGGGAAATTTTTTCCTTTAAGATTTTTAATGAGATCATCTACAACAACGTCTGAGAACGCCGCAAGTATTCCCGTATCAATTTTTCCCCCGACCGAGTACCTCTGACATTCATTAAGAACTCGTCTCCAATCAGGAAAATGCTTATTAATGAGCTGAACAAGAACTTTCTTATCGGCTTCAATTTTCTCTTGCTCCAAGATGTTGTTGAGTCTTTTGAAGAATTCAGCAGCAATCGTCTGCTTCTCCTTACCCTTAACACTGAATTCGACCACAGCACACCTGGAGTGAAGCGGTTCGATAATCTTATTCTTGTAGTTGCATGTAAAAATGAATCGGCAGTTACCTGCAAATTCTTCAATGAAAGCCCGTAAGAGGAGTTGTACGTCGTTACCCGTGTTGTCTGCTTCATCGATGATAACAACTTTGTGTTTTGCTTCTGACGCAAGCGAGACCGTCGAGGCAAAGTTTTTCGCATTATTACGGACGGTATCGAGGAACCGTCCTTCGTCCGATCCGTTAATGACATAGAAGTCTACCCCCAGTTCGTTACAAAGTGCTTTTGCTACTGTTGTCTTACCGACCCCAGGAGGACCAGCAAGTAACATATTTGGTATTTCACCCTTATTTAGGAAGTCGCTAAACGTTTTCTTTATATTGTCAGGTAAAATACATTCCTCAATAGTTTGAGGTCTATACTTTTCAACCCAGATAAAGTCACTCATGATGTAGAAAGTTGAACAATTTTAGTAATGTCAATTACTGCGAAGAATGATGATACACATGCAATATCATATGCCTTACAATTAAGTGAAAAAGGTAATACTAAAAGATTACCAAAAAGACGAGCAGTGCATCCAGATTTCACATCAACGTACAATACGAGGAAGTAACCCACAATAAGTAAGATACTCCCCAATAATCGGCATTTAGTTATGGTTGTCATCCAAAGGTAGAATCAGGTTCCAGAGCAATATAATACTTCAAATCATACTGACTATTCGTAAACTGTGATAAAAGTTTAGATGAAATTATCACATCATATGCACCAGGAATAATTTTAATATTCTCTACTCTAAAATTAAATGTAAATTCCTTAACAGTTTCACCAACAGCAATGGCGAATGTATTAGAGGTATCATTCTTCTTATCACGAACAACTAAGTTAACTACACCAGAACCACCAATGACACTGAAATCAGGAAGTTGATATACAGCTGCTGCTTTAAGGAGTTTTTCCAAAGACGCACTCTCTAATTGAAAATGTACATCCTCAGATGGAAGTGTAATCTCCTTATCAGGAGGTGAGATAATAACATTAGGATCTGCATAAAAATACCTAACCTTACGCTTACCTTCCTGAATAGTAATATAAGAATCTTGTGAGAAATCTAGATCAGGATCTTGGTGAAGATCCAATCCATTCAGAAATTGATTCAAATCATAGATAGCAAACTCACGAGGAAACTGTTCCTCAATTATTGCTTCTGCAAGAATATTCTTAGCAACAGAAATAGTACGAAGTTGATTCCCTTTCTTTACAAGAATAGAATTATTAATTCCAGCAAAGTTCTTAAGGATGGTCAGAGTCTTGTCAGATAAATTCATTTTTTCAGTTGATCTAAGTTTCATAATTAAGGCATTGTGTGATCAATATTTCCAGTAGTTAAAGATGGTTTACCGTAATGATCATCGAAGTGTAAGAGTAGCATAGCATAATGGATGACTTTCATCAAGTCTTTCTTTTCTTTTCCATCCTTACTTCCATACCTACTACCATACTTTATAATATTTGCCTGACAAAATCCAGAAGCAATGTCCCGTGCTGCCAATAAATCTAAGGTTTGAACCTTACGATACTCATGACTAGTACCAGTGTAATGCCCTCTATAAGTAGAAGATACATAGGATTCAATATCCTTAAGTATCTCCTCTTCATGATATTTAAAATAATGCGCTGCCATTTCTTTTTCTAATTCCTCCTTTTTCGATTGAACGTAATTTGCTTCATCATCAGGTCCGTACATAACGTCGTATAATAAACTCCATGAATTAGTCATAACAGAATAAAAACTCATCAATAAATGATCCTGTTTTCTCCTTTCCAAATTTTTGCGAAAGAAATCCAGCAACTGGATCCAACTTCTTCATATACTTATCAAAATCTGAATAGAAAGCAGTGTCTTCGCCAGTTGGTTTCTTACATTCTACCATATCTTTGAACTTAGTCAAGTATTTCTTAAACATATCAAGATGTTCATCAACCTCAGATGGAGCACATTTAGCAACATAAATGTTTTCAGAAAAATGATTACCAGGTTCAAAAAACCTAATATTTCCTTCCTGTTTAGGCAATCCATCCACAGAAAACATATAATTTTCCACAGGGTGTTGATAATCAAAGACAATAATAACCTTCTTCTCAGAAAATTTCATCAAATCTACACCAAAACATGGAAGATTAGATCCAGTCTTAGGGTAAATGATAGTATTGTAAATATCACATCTAGAATCCCAAACCTCAGTCTCTCTCATCTTAATAAAATATGGATGAGTATAAAGATTTGCTCTCAATTCAGCACCATTAGAACTCCAGTTTGCCCACTGTTGAGTAAATGTTAAGTCAAAAGTATGACCTAACACTTCTTTATAATTATTCCACAGATTCATATGCTTTATCCTCCGCCCTATCAAATTCGAAATCAGCATCTACTTTATCATACAATTCTAAAAAAGATTGTTTTGTTTCATCATCAAAACGATTCACACACACTGCAATTGCTTTCTCCTTTTTACCAAAGATAGCATAAGCACGAATGATATGAACCAGACGACGAGTACTAATGATTTCATCAATACCACCATCATAGAACGTTTTACGAATAATGTCAGCCCAATCAACTAATCGTTTACAGAAATCTTTATCATTTACGCCAACACTGTCAGCAACATTGAAAAGAATCTTCTGTTCAGCAGTAGGAGCAGGATAATCTTGCTCAAATGTTACAGGGAATCTTTCGAGGAAGGCTTCATTAAGCACGTTAGTTCCAATAAACCGTCCGTCGTCTGAACCTTTACCCTTAGTGTTTGCCGTTGCGATGATGTTGAATCCTTTTGCTGGTCTGATGAATTTTCCGATTTTTTTAATGAAAACTCCATTACCTTCAAGGATCGACTGGAGGCAGAGGATTTTGTTACTGGCAAGGTCGATCTCGTCAAGGAGCAAGATACACCCCCGTTGTAAAGCTTCAATGACTGGACCGTTGTGCCAGACTGTGGAACCGTCAACAAGGCGGAAGCCACCAATGAGATCATCTTCATCTGTTTCGATAGTAATGTTTACGCGGATAAGTTCTTTTTTGAGTTGGGAACAGGCTTGTTCGACACTAAACGTTTTACCGTTGCCTGAAAGGCCAGTAATGAATGTAGGGTAAAACAGATTGGCTTTGAGAATGGTCTTAATATCGCTAAAAGGACCAAACTTGACGAAGGTATCATCTTTCTCTGGGATAAGGTTTTGTTGAATGCTGTGAGTAACGGCAGGAGCACTGAATGATCTCTCAATCTGCTGTACGCTTTCTTTTGTTACTTCAAGGTTCCACTTACCTCTTCCAACTTTAAACTCCTCTAAACGACGAGTTACAGTCTGGTAGTTGATGCTACGAGAGGCACAGAACCCTTTAACATCGGCAGCAGTTATCTCAACACCGTAAAGAGACTGCAATTCAGTAAGTAAATGTTTATCAGTCAAAGCAATCTTACGAGGCATGATGTAGCGTTTTATTTATGAAGTTATTATAACAATAAAAAGAAGTATATTAAACCTCTTGTAGACACTTTACAAAGTGTCTATGCTATCAACTCCATAAACTCTCCCAATACTCTCTTATTCATCTTCTTACATTTAAGACTCTTCACAAATGCACGTTTAATTTGTGCCTTGGTTGCATCATCAACAACATCAAATTCATCATCATTTCCCAATGCATTTGCAGAAAATCCAAAATAAGTATGGTATCCAGAATTTTTAATAGCAAATGATTTTTCCCTTTTCCAACTCTTCATTACCTTATCATATTCATCACTATGCCCAATATATCTACGAATAAACTGGCCAGCATCTCTTGAAGTAAGAACACGAATACCAATGAAATTAGTCTGAGGATAGCTCTGACGTAAATCATGTAATAATAAATCAGTTACATCTGCCCAATACCCCATTCCCTCACAAGAATAAGTATGTCCTGTTCTACGATTACGGAGTACACAACGATCATTAATATACTGACTCCCCATAAAAGGATTAGACTCCCAATTACGTTGAAACTCCTTACTATATCTCAAAGGAGCAGCTTCTCCATCAGTAAGAATAACACATTGAACTTTCTGCAGATTATGTTCTTTCTTAAATTCAGGCAAAATCTGATGTAATGAAATTAAAGCTTCATTTAATGGAGTACCAGACAGATTCATACCTATCGGAACATTATAAGGTACATAAAATTGATGACCAAAAGCAAGTGCAATACGGAATATATTCTTCATTTGTTGGTCCAAAGTCTTAGCATTAACCCTACTACTAAACAAATTCATCAAAGAAAATGTTTCTTCAATAAGAGCTATCCCAACTTTCTTCTCATAAGCAAGTCTATGCATCCCTTCAGATGATGGATACTCATGAGTAAAAGCATAAACCTCAAAAGGAATATTAACCTTCTTACAAAACCACAACAAATTATATAATTGTTTAATCGTATCCAACATCACATCTGACATTGATCCAGACCAATCCAAAATAAACACTAATCCATGATTCTTTCCATCAGGAATAATACTTACCTTTCTAAAAATATCCTCATTATACTTGTAGGTATGAAGTTTAGTTGTATCCAAAACTCCGGTTCTAGCAGTAGTAGCACGAGCATATGCATCAGCAGACTTCTTACACTCAAACTCCTTAACCATATAATTTACTTCTTTTTGTGCAGACTTCTTAAACTTTACAAATTCACCATCTGCTTCTCCAAATATATCCCGAATAGTAAGAAATTCTGATTTTAACCAATCTTCCTCTTGCTCTATAAAATCCCCAGCAATACCACTATGAATTTTAGTATTAGAAATAATAATTCTACGCAAATCTACCTTTGGTAACTCAACATAAACATGTTCAGCACCACTCATCTTATTATTAAGATCTTTAAGACTATCTTCAAGAGATTGAAGAGTCTTTATTTCTAAATCACTAACACCACCAACAGTACTTGTCTCACAATAACTAGGAGTATCTAATTGAGCAGGATCATTATTTGATGAAGATTCTTCCAATTCTTCCAACAATTCTTCATCAGTCATCTCATCGAGATCTTTTTCATCACACATACTTATCCCTTTCTGCTCTCCTACATTATCTTCTTTGGTATTGTTTTCCACTTCTTTCTTACAATACTCATATAACATCAATGCAGCTTTCTTCACATCATCAAAAGTTTCACACTTTTCAATTATACTGACAATCTGTTTTTCAGTAGTCGAAAAATATATAGGAACGAACGAACCAATCTTGAAATATAAATTAGTCCTATCAGCAATATTAAAAGTATTAAGATCTTCATTTTCTATATCAAAGAAATCATTATCATTAAGTTCATTATATCCATTATAGAATGATTTAGCAAGTCCAGGATATTTCCTCTTCATTAATTTCTCAACTCTTGCATCTTCCACAATGTTTACAAATTGTTGAGGTATTGAATCCAAATAATCCCACTCATCAGGTGTATAAAGTGCATGTCCAACTTCATGTCCTACAAGCATATCATATACATTATTACTTGCCTTATCCCAATTAGGGAGTATAAGAACACGAGTGTGAACATTAAACTGAGCAGTATCTACTTTCTTATGTTCAACGATAAGATCTTCAGTGGCAAGAAGTTTGGCAAGTTGTGATTTGATTTCGTGCTTGACTACCATTGCTTACTCCTTAATTTCTTAACAAGACGAATAGCTTCATTAATATCCAAATCCCATCCTTCATCACCTTTATCAACTAAATGTTTAACAATGACTTCATCTGCTTCCTCTTTCATATAGATGGCAGAAATAAGTGCTTCGGAACAGTAATCTTCATAGGTTGCATTCCAACCTAAATCCGATGGCATGTGCATGGTGCTTTGTTTCGGTTGAACCTATTATACGAGAAAACCTCCCTTTTGAGGAGGTCATTAGACGGTTTATCAACTGTCTACGTCTTGCCTTAGCAGCACGTAGAGCCTGTGGTTTAAGTTTTCTTTTGGGTGGCTTCCCAGAGTTGTGTTGCCAGTTTGGAGTATTCATGACTACATCATACGTGAAAATCCTTTTACCTTATCAAACCTTATGACACTTTCAAATTTGTCATTCAGTTCCGATTTATGAGATATAACAAAAATGTTAGCACCCTTTATTATATAGCGAATAATCTTTAAAAATTCTTCTGTTCCAAATCCATCAAGAGAACTATCAAACACCTCATCCATAATCAACAGATTAGTATTAACAGAATTCTTTACCCTAGCAACTTCTCTCCATGTAAAAAGTAATGCTAAATCAATCCTCATCTTTTCACCTTCACTAAATGATGAATATGAAAAATCTTCATGAATTGGAGACTTAACAGTTTCATTAAACTCCTCATCTAATGTAAAATTAATATAAAAATCCATCAGCTGTAGGTATCTATTGACCTGCTGATTAATAAACGGAAGATACTTCTTAATGATTTTAGTTTTTACACCATCATCCTTTAATAAAGAATATGCAAAATCATGATGAATAACATCTTCTCTTCTTATTGAAATATCTTCTTTTGTCTCTTTAAGATTTACTTTAAACTCTACTAACTTGTCATGCTCAGTATTTCTGTCTGCAAGTTGGTCGGTAAGTCTCTGAACTTCCGATTCCAAATCCCTGATCTGTCGTTGACATCCAGAAATTCGCGTATTGTTTTGAGAAATGCCATTATTGAGTTTAGTAATCTCCTTTGATAGTTTGTTAAATTGACGTTCTCGATCTTGTTCAGATTTAATGGTCTCTTCCAGATCTTGATAACCCTTCTTGAGTTCCCTTGCTTTATTTTGAACGTCATCAATCCTATTTAAGCGAAACTCTTCCTTAAGAGATTGTGTACATGTTGGGCAGACTACATTTTCCTCAAAAAACTTATGTTCTTTGGCAACAGTTGCTACTTTTTGAGTAATTTTACCCTTCATAGTATTAAGTTTCACTAACTTTTCTGCTGCTCCTGTTACATCTTCTTGCTCACCAATAAGATCAGATATATTTGATTCATTAATCTCATTTAGTTCCATCTGAGTATTAACTTCAACAGTTAATACTTTAATTTTATCATGTTTTTCTTGGATATTAGTCTTACCCTGTTCCTCTAGTTCTTCAATAAACTGTCTCTGCATTAAGATCTTATCATTTATATTCTCTTTACGTAGTTCCAAAGATTTTATCTGCTCTCTTTGAATACGCATCTTATCCTTTATAAGAGAATTCATTGCAGAAAAGATACGAATATCTAAAAGATCTTCAATAACATCTCGACGATTCGCACCTGTCAATTGCATAAAAGGAACAAAAGTACTACTACCCAAGATCACAATTTGAGTAAACGACTTATAATTTACTTTCAGAATACTTTCTTCTAATATCTTTTGATTAATACGATCATCAGACTCCTTATGTAAAGGATTACCATTAACTTCAATATCAAATATATTTGGTCTTATCCCACGTCTAACAAGATAATCCCTACTATTAACACTAAACTGAATCTCTACTAAACAGTCTCTCTCATTAGTAGTATTGATTAATTGTGGTTTATTAATTTTACGAAATGGTTTATTGAATAGCACAAAAGTCAGTGCATCCAGCATAGTAGACTTACCAGCACCATTTGTTCCAACTATTAAATTGGTATTATGTTTTTGAAAATCTATCTCACTCCACTGATTCCCTGTGGAAAGAAAATTTTTCCATTTAATTTTCTGGAACGTTATCATGCTTTGGAGGAATCACGAGATCATCAGGAGTAATGATAGTGTATTTGTAATTATACCTCTTACATGTCATTAATGCAAGCTCATCATCAACTTCAACAACTACCATTGGTCTTTCATAGTGTGGGTCATCCGCTAACATTAAAGCATATCTCTCAGCATCATCCTCTTCCTCAAACAAAAAAAGAACCTTATCCCCATACTGATCCTGCACGGCATAAGCACCATCTTCCTTTCTAGTTTTTAATGTAAGAAGGAACATTACTCCACTTCGCAAGCTTGCTTATAAAGATCTTGGAAGATACCCTTAATAATAGTTTTATCATAGTCAAATTCAGATTCATCAATATATCGATTTAAGATCGAAAGAGTATTCTCTTCCTCATCTATCTCAAAATCTTCATTTTCTTGAATATCAAAGTTTTCAATTATTTTTAAATCTTGAACACCAACAGAGTAGAGTTTATCAATAAATTTTTCAAAATCTTTTATTTTAGATTTCTTACGAACAATCACCTTAACAATTTTGTTTTCATACTCTGTAGCATTAAACAACTTGTAATTGGTATCTTCATAATATATGTTATAGAATAATTTATATGGATTATTAATTGGAGTATGGGTGAGGGTTTCCGTATCAAAGATATGAAATCCTCTTGGATCATTCACATCATTCCAAAACATCTCATATGGATTACCCAAATAAAATATTTTCCCATCCTCAGATCTAGTATGAAAATGTCCTGAAAATACCTTTTCAAATTTATTGAAGATATTAACATCCATACCCGTTTCCATCATGTGTCCACGAGTTGCCCTAAAACCATTAAGTTCAAGATGACCCATAGCAATCTTTGCTTTAGATTTCTTGATCATCTCACAAGACTCATCATAATTCTCAGTATTAATCCAAGGAAGCATTAAAATCTTTAATCTACCAAGTTTAATCTCATCTACTTTCGAATAAAGTGTTATATTAGAATAATCCTTTAATAATAATTCAGGAGAATTTACATAATTAGTATTCTTATAATAGCAATCATGATTGCCCGTAATAGCATATACCTTATACTTTTTTAAAGGATTGAATACTACCCTCTTAGACCATTCTAAACTTTGTAGATCAATAGACTTACGACTATCAAATATATCACCCATATGAACTACTGTGTCTATCTTATGCTCCTCTAAAGACGGAAAGAAGACATTCTTATAGAACAGTTCAAAATAATCATGTAAGTGCTTAGAACCCTTCCTAGCACCATAATGAGTATCAGTTATTATAGCAACACGCATTTATCTATTTGACTTCTGGACAATATTATCCTTAATACTATTATAATCAGAGCTACTACCTGATAATGAATTATCATCAACATTCATAACTTCTTCAAATCCAGTTCTTTCAATGATTTTTGTTTTAATATCTAACTGCTTCTTCTCTTTTTGTATTCTACGAAGAAAAGCATAATGTATTATTTGTGTAAAATATGCGAATGGATTTCTAGACTTCTCTGGATCGAAGTTGTGTATATACTGCACACAATTTTCAATACCATCAGATATCATATCATCCCTAAACATATAATTTACAAAATTAGGTTTGTATGATAGATGAGTAGCAATCTTTAAAAAACATTCACCAAGGTAGTTTGTGATTCTTGGTTTCGTTAAATCATTTTCCTTTGCATGAGCAACTTTTTCTCTATACACAATAAGTGCTTCAAGCAATTCTCTATTGTTTACATAATGTTCAGATTTCTTTTTTGGCATAACATTTTGCTTCCGTCTTATAACATATAAGTATTATACCACATTTCTGGGACTTGACAAGTTATTAATATATCAGTAGAATACCTTTGTAAGGGTTGATGGGAAATAATTAGCTTTCTTTATTAGTACCATTAAACAGTTTCTCAAATAATTCTCTAGCTTCTTCTACATTAGAAACATAACCCATTTCAGAAGAAACTTCTACTTTTCCTTGTGAATTATTGAACTTTATAGTCTCTCCTCCTCCTTCTTCTTCTAATAGAAATCTTTTATATATTGCTATAATTTTAGGATCACTTGTTTCTGTCATAGTTATAATCTTATCATTCCTAAGAATAAACATCTTGTCATCAGATAATTCCATCCAAGGTTTTACCTTAACAAAAGAACCGTTATTAGTATCCATCATCTTCATTATAACGGGCGATTGAAGAATAATGATAGGATCTCCATCATTATCATCGACAGAAACAGCTGAAAGAATTTCTTCTCCTGAAATTAATTTTATTAATGCGTGGAACTCTTCTCCCATTAGGTTTTAAGTGGTATGTTTACAATATCATAATTGAAATTCTCTTCATTATAAACTTTGATTCTTTCAATTAAATGGTTTAGTGTGTAATTCTTTCTTGATTTGTAACTGATATCATCAGCAATATCATATAAAGTTGCCCTTACTTTTCTATCACCTTTTCTAAGGACCCTACCAATGGATTGGAGGTTTCTAATTCTGGACTTTGAGGGGCTGGCGAAAATAACATTGTGCAACCGCTTAATATTAATACCAGTAGAGAAAGTGCCGTAAGAGGCAACAATGATTGCATTATCTTCATTCTCAGTAATCTCTCGAATTTTTTCTCTATCTTCGGTAGGTACACCACCGTGAACAAAGAAAACATGACGATTATCGACCTTACTATTATTTATTAGATCGTATAGTGGTTGACCATGCTTTTCAACTCTAGCAAATAGAATTAAACTATTACCTTTAAGATCAAGAGCAAGATTTTTAATAAAATTATTTCTACGATCATGAGTAATAATATACTGAACCTCATCCTCAAACGTTTCAAATTTATTCGGTGGGTGTTTCAATAGAAGCACATTAATATCTAATGTAGCAAGATGACCCTTCTTCATAAGTTCATCTGTCTTAATGATTTTATAAGAAGGACCAAATAATCCTTCTAATACCCACTTATGTGTCTGAGATCCATCTAATGTTCCAGTAAATCCATAACGATACTTAGCATCTGCTAATTTCGTCATTATAGATATAAGGGATTTTGATTTAAATTGATGAGCTTCGTCACCAACTACTACACTGAACCGTTCAAAATATTTACGTGGGAGTTTATATATCGACTGCCAAGTTGTTATGATTACCTGAGAGTCTGTCTCCCTTTCCTTACCAGCATATATCTTGTGGCAATATGATCCAACATCCCATCCATAATCTGCAAAATCTTTATACATCTGCTCTACTAAGGAAGTTGTAGGAACAACTATCAGAGTACTTTTCTTTTTTTCAACATAATATCGGACAATCGCATATATCATTAGCGATTTTCCTGAAGCAGTTGGGGATATTAATAACTTACGATTATGTCTTAAAGCATCATATACTCCCTCTATTTGATAATCTCTAGGTTTATGAGTAGAGATTGCTGTCATATAATCCTTAACACCCATCTTTGAAATCATTTTATTGACTTCAAAAGGTAAACCATAATACTTACTATCTACAAACTCGTAAGTATATTCATGATCATTACAAAATTGTATTATCTTATCCAGTAACCCAACATATACTTCTCCTGTTTGGGTGTTGAATAGACGTATTTTTCCATCCCAGAACTTCTTACGATATGCTGGTGAAAATTTAGCACCTGGAACTTCAAAGGTAAATTGATCAGCCAACTCATAATAAACATGAGGTTCTGATTCCACTCTCAGGTAGACTTCATTTTTCTTTGATATAGTCAAATGTGCCATACATTTAAATCATATATCAAATATTTAGTTAGTTATATCCTGCTTGGAATTTCATAAACTCAATGGCATTTTTAATTTGAAAGGTTCTATTAGATATATTTTTAATTATCTCTTCAAGGAATTTTAATGTTGTGTCATAATATCTTATTTTAAGATCTATCTTAGACATCTTCTCATCAGCTTCCATATGCCTCTGTATGGCATCCTTTTCCCTAACCTTATACGGAAAAGGTTCTTCAGCATATACCTCTGCTGGTGCTTTACCAGTATAGAAATTGTATCTCTCTAAACGTGTTTTGTTATATTGTTCTCTTGCCCTTTCACGCAATAAACTAACAGTATTATAGACAGTATAATACTTTGAGTGTAACTGTGGAATTTTTAACGATTCATCATGTAAGTTATCAGGGTCAATGACAGAATCTTTCTGCCACATCTCCTGAATTTTATCAAGATTCATAAGGGTGTATAACCGTCCGTACCTACTATATTATACACCAAATATTTAAATGACACTTCTGCTGTGAAGTAATTAATATCTGTTTCTGTTGCATCAAAATCCAATGATGTTAAAGATGTTGGCCACAGATCTTTGAATTTTACTGTTGCCGTAGTTCTAAAATTAGAATTTAATATATTTAATGATCCATCACTCCACTGTTCTTTCGAGTCTCTAAGACCTTCATCATCTGTAGTCTGCTTTACATATTGAGCAGCAGTTTCTGGAAACCCAAGACCAGTTAACCAATTATGAATAGCCATATAATTTTCCATATTCTCATCAACAAGAAATCTTAATATAAGATCTCCGTATGTAAGAATCTCACCTGGTACATCAATTTCTTTCAAATAGTTTGGTTGAATGGTTGTACCAAGAGTTATTTCTGGTATTCTTGCCGAATTGCATAAAAAAGATGCCTTTGGATATTTTGCCAAAGTAAATTCAAATCCAACTGGGGATAAGAAATTTCTATTTTGTATTTGATTAGCAAATGGACTGACCATTATTTACCATTAACCTTATATTGTATTTAGCGAGTCACCGTCACTTCAATACTGTCATCATCCATTTCCCATTCTTCATCTATTATGAATCCCTTCTCTGCAATGGTTTCATGGATTACATCCCTAGCATCTTCTTGTGAAACACTAGATTGAAAAACAACTTTACCAGATTCATCCTTTACGATTCCATCAGGGTAAATAATAAATTTATTCATAATCTAAACCTTTTAAAATTACTCAATAATAGTTTTATACCACTCTTCACTCATACCCAAAATGAGCTTATCTGCGGAATCATTATCTTCAGCATAACCTTCTTTAATCAAATAGTCAAGTAACTTTGCGTAAAGTTTATGTGACTCTTTGAGTTCTCTTGGAGATGGTTTCATTTTCTTATAGTCTTTAATTGTATTTAGATTTATTCTGATACTGATGTTGCACCTACCCATCCACCATTCTTACCATCATCATTAACCATTAAAGCATCTGCAATTGATTTTAATGAATAAGTTTTCTTGTCAGCGATATCATCAGACCATTTAGCATTTCCTGTATAATAAACATCATAATTGTCAAGCGCAGCAGTTTTTTTAATATACCAAGCCATTTTTCTAAGTTTTTAAATATTTAGATAAAAAAAGAGACCCGTCAAGCGGGTCTCTGTAAAGTAAAGAAGATATAAACTTCTTACATAAGGTTCTGAACCTTAACCCTACGATAGTAGCGGTTAGTGTTAGGTGTAAGAACACCAAGTCCCTGAGTTGTACCTTGTGAGAATGGGTTTTCAACCATACCATAACGAGTCTTAAACCCGATTTTTGGTTGGAAGGTGTTCTCGCCAACTGCACGAACCATCTGGAGAGGAACGTATGGGCAGTAGAAGAGTCCAGCATCATAAGGTGAGGAACCTTTGTATCCAGCAACGTAGTACTGATTAGCAGAACTATTTGCAGAATATGGGTCGATGTATACGCGATACTTACCTTGAAGTACACCAGCAAATGTATTGCCTGTGTCATCAACGTTAAGATTAGCGTTAAGTGCAGGAGTATAATCCAGAACACCAGCCATCGTTAGGGCGGAAGCAACGTCTGCGGAGCAGAGGATCATGTTGCCCTTTCCACGACGAGTCCTTTGTGCAATTGCGTTGGCATCGCGCTCGATTTGGAAAATAAGTCCCTTGAATTTCTCAACCGACCATCTGCCGTTTGAGTCTGTGTCGAGGTCGAAAGCACCAGCAGTAGCAGTGTTAACCTGAGCACCGGATTCAGCAACCTTATAGATTGTACGAATAACTTCGCGGTTGATTTCAGCAAGGATCTCTGTGGAGAGAATATTTGCTAATTCAGCCTCGGCGTTTAGTCCGTGAATTGCTTTAAGGTCCTGAGCAAGTTCTAGTGAGTACTCAGCTTTCAGAGCACGGGATTTCGCCGTAACGGTTACTTTCTCGATGCTGAATGCCATTTCGTTGAAATGGTCGCCAGTACCAGAACCAAGGTTCTCAGAAGAATCTGTACGCATACCCTGACCAACAGGATAGGTTGTAGCAGTCTGTGAACCCTGTGGGTTAAGAGCACCTGGATTACCAGCACCTGTGAGTCCAGTACCACCTGTAGTACCTAAACCAACTGCGCCGTCAGTCCATCCGGTAGTAAGATTTCCACCATCATCCTGACCGGAGAAGGAAGTATCTGCTTCGTCGAATAGTGCTTCTGTTCCAGACTGATTCTCATAGCGCGAGCGCATTGCGAAAATTAGTCCAGTAGGTCCGTTCATTGGCTGAACACCTGCTAGGTCATATGCGACCAAGTTAGGCATTGAGCGACGGATAAGGCTTATTAGAACGGGGTCAAAACCGGCTGTTGGACCTGCGTCAGCAGCGTCTGCACTAAAACCAGCATTTGAACCTGTAGCTGTGCTGTTTGTTGGAACAGCTTCTGAAAGAAAAGAACGCTCTTCGCGGAGTGCTGTTTCCTGATTCTCCAGGAGAACGGCGGTTACCATTCTACGATGATTGTCTTTGATTGGATCAAGACCTTCGTAGTCTAGTAGAGGTGCCCACTTCTCCTGCAGATGTTCCTGATTGAACATTTGCATTTCTATTTACCTATGTAAATTGTAGTTTGAATTTATAATTTAAAAATCACTTTTTAGCGACTCTGCTCAAAGAATCGAGATATCTTGCCATTGAAGCCGTTGGAACGGGTGCATTGGATTGATTTTCTTCTGAGAGATTCTCTGAAGTGTCTCTTTGAGTACTAGCATTAGTAGGGTAATAAGATTCCCTAAGTGTTGCTAATTTCTCACGATAGTCTGTCTCACTTTCAAACTCAACATTTTCGGCAAGAGAAGCAAGTTTGTCTCTCTGAGTATCTGCAAGACCCTCAGCGACTTCACCAAAGATTCCATCAGCGACGGACTCTGCTAATCTCCTATTAAGAGCAACATTCTTTTCAAGTTGCTCGTTGAGTTTTCCTTCCATTTCATCAAGTTTATCTACCATGCTATTAAGTACATCATATTTTTCTTCAGGGATAGTTACATAATGATCTTCAAATAGACCTTTCATTCCAGTAAGGAATGATTCAGTCATTTCTGTTTTAAGACCGGCTTCTGCTGCAAGGCGGTTTTCTTCCAACCACTCCTGAGCAACGTACTCTAGGTACGAATCAACACGTTCTTGCAATTCTTCTTTGATTGACTTAACTTCTTCAACAAGTTTTTCCTCATAGGAAACTTTAACTTGCTCAGTAAGTTCGGCAACCTTTGCCTTGATAGCAGTCTCGAAAATAGTACGTGCCTTTTCTTGAAACTCTTCAGAAAGTTCTTCACCAGCAATTAACGCATTAATGTCTTCTTCAACATTAATTTGCTCTTCGGCAACGACTTCTTCTTCCTTAGTTTCTTCTTCAGCAACTACTTCCTCAGTTGAAGTCTCCTCTTCGGATACAACTTCTTCTTCCTTAGCAGGCTCTTCGGCAACTACTTCTTGACCATCTTCCAGTTCATCAGAAACTGCTTCCTTAGGAGCAGAATCTCCACCCGCAGCACCTTTGTTTACAACATCCTTAACTTGCTTAAGGGCTTGACCAGGTGTTTTGAGTTTCGCCGAATCATCATCGGATTTATAATTTTCTGGAGTAGGACCACCTAGATCTTCCCAAGTAGCGGGAGTACCTCCGGTACTTAGTTTCTGCATTGGCTCCGCAGGTTTAGCACCTTTGGTCACCACGTTCTCTACGATGTTTTCCATTTCTTGTAATTTGCTACCAACGGACATGTGTTTTAGACTGTGATAATCTGTATTTATTTATAGAACTTACAGATTTGAGAGAAATTCGTTGAATAGATTCAACTTCTGTTCTTCAAGTCTATTTTGATCTACTAGCGTATTGATACGCTTCTGGGTTTTCTCTGCTAATTCTTCACGAAGTATTCCACCTTCCCAAATCCACTCTTTTCCTTCCATAATTCCAGATACAAATGCATCAGGAGCTGAAGGATCGGCAACGATATCAGCAGCAGTTGCTAACTGAAAATCATCTCCAACATATTTAACACCACGATCTTCTCTAAGTGAACCCACACCACGAGAAGAAACTCCAAGAACTACACCTTCTTCTATCAATGAAGATGCAATTTTACCCATTGGAGTATTAAGGATTTGTGCCTTACCAACAAAATTATTTCCTTCTCTTTTGAGGGAAGTGATCTTATGGGAAACACGATCAAGATTTACAGTTGGACCATCTGGATGTCCCAACTCACCAAGAGCACGACCTTTCTGAATGAAAGATTCATTATACCTGCTAACTTCTGTAGCAAGTGTATTCACTGGATAAACTCTACCATTACGATTTTTTATATCACCTTGTAAAAAAGTTCCCTCAATGTAAAGTCTTTTTGAACGACCTTTACCTTCGGTAATAAATTTAACGTTTGATACTTCTTCTGTAATAAGTTTCATTTTCCTAATTTCCGTAAGCTATCTTAGCAACTAGAACACTACCACCATTTGAAGCAGCAGTAAGTGTATCTGTGGGATCTTTTTCTAAAAGAACACTTTCTTTAGTATTAACAGTCACACTACCAATAGTTGCACCACTAGATAATTTTCTAGTGATCAATATTGCTCCAGAATGATTATTAAAAAGTCTTACTACAGTAGCAGTACCAACATTAGAAGCACTGGAGAGATTTCCCTCAGCCGCTAATACTTTAATTAACATTTTCCTCTTCTCCCTGTTCGGGTTCTATAGTGGGTTCATCTTCAATTTTAGGCTCACTGAACATACTAGATGCAATTTGTGGACGCATAGCTTCAATACCTTCCGCAGCCTTAGCATAAAGATGATCTTTAATTTGATCTGAGACTTCGGACGCTTTTTTATTGATCGCAATCAAATCGACAACATTATTTTCCATAAAAATTTATACTGTAAATATAGCGTATACTCTATATTTATATCTCTGCCGATTTAGTGTCTTTTTTAACTTGACCGTTAGTGATGCCACTATCTAATGGTGGTGCTTCCATTGCACCTAATGGATTCATTGCATCTTCTTCCGTTCCTGGTGCCATCAATTCTCCTGTCATAGGATCAATCATATCAGGATCTGGAATAGTTCCATCTGCAATCTCTTTTTCTATCTGCTCATCAATTTCTATAATCTCAGAATCAGTTTGACGAAGAATCTTCTTACGAACGTATTCGGCTGAATAATACTTACCAATATAAGGTTCAATGGTTGCAAGAGTACCTAAACGTTCATTTATTAATTCGGATTCTTTTAATTCTGCAAATTGATTATCATAAATCCAATCATACTGAATATGATCACTTATAGTTTCCCAATCTTCTGGAGTAACAATATTTTTAAGAATCAATTGAGTCCTTAAAAAATCACTAAACATATTTGCAAATCTTTTTCTCAAACGACCTACAAACTTAGCAAACTTAAGTTCATCTCTTAGAATTTCTGATGAACGTCCTAAATTAAAACCACCATCATTAGCAATTCTTGATTCTGGAACGCTAAGTGCTCTATACAGTTTCTTCTGGAAGTACTCGATGTCAGCAAGTTCTCCAAGATTTTGTCCACCTGGAAGTGTTGTGATTTCAGTCCCTCTACCACCTTCTCTTCTAGGTAACCAGAAATCTTCCATCATGGACATAAATTTCCGGTCATCCCTAACTTCACCTGTGGATGCATCGTAAACTAACTTATTACGATAACGACTCATTACCTCTTTAAGGTATTGTTCTGCCTTAACTTTTGGTAAATTACCTACATCAATATAGAAAATTCTTCTTTCTGGTGCTCTTGATAATCTGTAAATAACAAGACTATCCTCAATCATTCTTAACTGATTAAGTGCCTTAATTGCTTTATGAAGATATGAAAGACAAGTTCCCTTATTCCTATCAAACAAACCAGAGGTTACATAACAGATAGAATCCTTTGCAATTTTAATTGCACCTTTATCTCCTCCACCACCACCAGCAGCAAACATTGTTGTTGGGAAATTTGGTTTTGGTGTATATACGTAATACTCGTCTATTTCGGGAGTTAAACTACCTCTCTTAAAATCAGAAGGACTTTGAGGAGTGTTAGATCCAGATCCAATAACAATATCATTTTTCTTTTTCTTCTTTTCCTGTCTAACAAATTTAATCTTCATGGGATTAATATATCTAATCTCTTTAATCCCATCTGATGGTTTTTTAACGTCGATTACTTTCATGTAATACAAACGTCCATCCACATACCAATTTCTAAAAATTTCGTGTGCTTTTTTATCAAAATCCATCATTTCTTTGATGGATTTAAATTCTTCCCTAATCTTTTCTTTTACTTTATCACTAGCATTAACATTAGAAAGTTCAATCTCAATTGGTGAATCGTATAGATCACTAACGAGTGCTTCATTAACAACATCTTCAATTGCAGCATCAGCTTCGGGATGGATTGCCATCTCACGATACCGACGCATTAAATCGTATTCGGTTCTATAAACACCTTCAATGTCTACATATTGACCATAGAAACCACTAGAAATATAATTATCAACCCCGTCCTCATTAGACTGAGGTACGGGGGATATAACTGAAGGTGACTTTTTCTCCTTATCTGATATAGAGAATCCAAAAAGCTTAGGCATAGTATAAACGTTTTCCTACTATTATAGCACTATTTATTAGGAAATGCTCTCGCCTCCTGCGTTAGCACCAACTCCCTTAAGTGATTCCCAGTAAAGAACTTGTAGTTCTACTGTAAATTCTTCGACGGTATCCACTGTTTCATAAGATAAATCCATCTGACTAATGTTAGTTGGAAAAATATCAAAGAACTTATATGTCCTTAAAGTAGATCCATCACGATCTAATTGGTGAACATAAGCATCTTCTTGATATTCAGCAGGATCATTAAATCCTGTTGCATCAGATAATCTGTTGATAACATTCATCCACTTTTCAAAAGCAGAACGAATTGCGAAATCAGTGTCATTGATAATAGTAACAGTCCATGTATCGAATGTTCTATCACCAGCAATCTTTAAGATTCTGCCTCTAAAATTAACATCAATTGGTGTTATATTAGAAGCAGGAAGAGCTGCTGCCTTAACCAAAAATCTTGACTTCTCCTTAACATCATTATCGATAGAAATCGAATCAGGAAAAGCAAGTTCTACCTCAAATAGATTCGGTCTTGCACCACCACCTGTAAGCTTACTTTTAAAATCAGTAATCTTCCGTAATGGTGGCCTATTAAATTGAGTTGCCATAGCTTTTTATACCTTTATGTGTATGAGATAGAATTAAACAGAACCAACTATCTCTTCGAATGACACACCAGTTCTGGTGGCAACGAAGGTTAGACCGATGAAGTTAATCGACCTTGCGGGTTTAACAAAGATGTCAGCCACAAACTCATTGTTATCTATAATAGCAGCGGTGTTATTTGTCTCATCACAAATAACTCTGAAGTCATAGACACCTCTCTTGGCTTGAACATCACGGAGGAATGGTTCAACAATATTCACAAAGTTTGTCCTTGTGATCTCATCGTTGAATTCAAACATCTGATCTCTTGCAGCAGCAGAGATTGCATTTTCGAGGTAGATAAACAATCTACGAACATTAATACGATCGAATGCGGATGCTTTTGCATATCCTGTCTTATCACCGAAGAGGATAATTCCACCACCTGGTGAGAAAATAATTGGATTAACTCTATTAGAGTACAACTTATCCCTTTGAACCTGGGAAGGATTGTATGCTAATTTCACTGCATTCAGAATTCCACCTCTTGCAGTTCCTGCTGGTGAGAACCAGGGGAAGTTGTTAATATCATTTCTAGCACATGTACCAGCGATATCTCCATTTAATGGGATATAACGGAATACATCTGAGAATCTATCATACATGTACTTGTATCCACTATCGAATACAGCGTAAGTAGAAGATGTAACAGGAGCATAGAATGAAAGTACATTATCAGTAATATCTGATGCGGAACCTATAGTACCTGTTCCGGCAGAAGTATCATTGATAAATGCAGTCCTATAAGGTGAGATGAATGCAATAGCATCCTTTCTAAGTTCTGCAACAGCAATTAACTTATTAGCAAGTGCTTGTGCAGTTTCCTTAGTGTGATTAGCAGCTCCCATAAGAAGGAAATCTGCTTGATACTGATCCTTATCTTCAAATAGTTCATATCCAGAAGATAGACCAGCCAATGTAGTTGTTAATGAACCAGAAACACCGATTCCAACTGCACCACCGTAATCTAATCCACCTGCAAGGGTTAGGGTGTTATTTCCGACTACACCAAAGTCGAGTCCATTTGCATGACCATCATCTGTTGTTTGATCCCAACCATTATCAGCGTTAAGAGTAAATCCAGAACTATAACCACTATTTACAATTGTTCCAGGGTTAGTACCACCAAAGATGAATTCAGAATTCGTTGCAAGGAATTTTCTCCAATAAGAAGGAGATCCTACTGAGAATTCGGCATCAGTTGCTTTGGATAGTGAAGTATGCTTTTCAAGGAGTGTACCAGAATTTCCAGTAACAAGTCCCTTATCATCATAAACAACAACATGAACTTCGTCATTTCTTGCTCCTCTTGCAGCAGCAAAGGATGAAGTACCAGGACGATCTGCAATTTGATTCCAATTAACTATTGAATTAGTTAATGTAATTGATTGCTGATCAAACCAATCTTCTTGCGAAGTATATGTTGTTGATGCATATGAAACTGCCTGTCCACTAGTGTGAATAGCAACACTACCAGTAGAAGAGAATGCATACACACCAGATGGTTGATAATCCTTTTCAGTCTCAACACCAGCAGCACTAACATGAGATAGTACTTTAACACCTATCTTATTATTACCAGTATCAACTTCGGTAACAATACCTTTTAGGTATCCATCAAGTAGTGATGTTGATCCAGCACCAGGAAGAACAGAAGAAATTGCTTGAGTTACACCGTAACCAACTGCTACTGCGGCACCACCTTCAGGTGAAGCAGCATCTATTCCCATTATTGTTTGATCTACCTTACCATCAATAACAGCAACTTTAATGCCATTTGACCAAGATCCTGGGTTCTTAGCAGCAACTGCTACTCCGGTAATGATATTCTCATCATAACCTTTATTATTATAATCATCTACACTGTTAATTGATATACTAGTAGCAGCACCAGCGGCTGTTCCAGCAAAACCATTTTTAAAGTCGTCATCACTTGCTCTTACGACTCTTAGTGGGCCACCATAAGAAAGAAACGACGCAGCGGTCATCCAATACTCATAATGCTTATCTGTGGGTTGTGGTTCTCCAAAGTTGTCCAATAAATCTTGTTCGTTCTCAACAAGTACTGGGACATTAACTGGTCCTTTGGTAAATGGTCCGACAATAGCACCAACCTTCTCGGATGCTGTGTCAACCCTACCAATAGTTAAATCAACTTCTTTAACGACAATTCCAGGAGATGCTAAATTTAGTGGCATCTTTTTACTCTCCGGTTCTCAGGATATTCTGAAATTATTTATTAAAATACCCATTTTCATGTAGTCTACATGTAGTCCCACATATAAGATCTATCCCCATATTCGTCCGTATGCCACCTATCTCCATTCGAATCTACAAAACTTTCTGTCTCTAATCCAGTCTGAATAAACCCAAATGGTGCCATATCTTGTTCGATTTGATTTCTCTGTTCTTCATATATTCTTTTACGAACATCATTGTCCGTCATCTCCTTAAAATAATCCTGAGCACATAGCCAAGCAAATATAACTAAACACATTGCCAAATCATCATTACATCCTTCTTCTGCCTCAAACGAATTATGTTTTTGTGAAAAAGTTGTTAATTCTGAAATGATGTCATAGTCCACTGTGGTTATCTTATCATCCTCAACTAAGGTTTTTAGATTACTACATCCCAGTTTCTTAACTGCTGCCGTTGTTCTAACACCAAGTTGAGATTTCTTACCACTAAATCCAGATCCAACTATCTGCCCATTACGTCCTCTCATAGAACACATAAGAACATTTTCATATTCAAGATCATATTGAAGAATACTTGCTACCTGATCTCCAATATCATTAACTTCTATTAACAAATATGCTTCATTATATCCCTTTGCTACATCATGAATGATATTTGGGAATAACATTGGTTTAATTTCATTATTCCTATACTTAGCAACTACCTTATATGGAAACTCGGTAATATCAAATACAACGAATGCGGAATAATCATTACCTAATCCTCTGGCAACGTCTACCGTAATAATATAATTATGTTCATCCTTTGCATTTTCATGTATATCAAGACCCGCATTTTTTAGGAGAGGTTCTTCATATACAAGATTTCTTAATTTACTAGGAGCAATTAGTGTATTAACCGAACCTAAGAACTCACATTCAAACTCAACCTTAAACTGTTGTTCGGAAGTATTGGCAATAGTTTGCTCTCTCCAAACAGAATCTCTACCAGGAACTTCACTCCAATGAACTTCCGTAGGACAATATTCATTTTTACCACGTTCAGCATCATGCCATAGACGATAAAAATGATTCATACCCCTAGGGGTAGATACAATAATTACTTTAGTACTTTGTCCAGACGAGATAGTAGGATAAACAGAGGCAAAGAAGTCATCAGCAATGTGATTCGGGATGAACGCGAACTCGTCAAGAAAGATGACATTATAGGATCCGCCTCGGACAGCAGATGAAGAAGTAGAGTTTGACGATATTTTAGACCCATTTTCCAACTCCAATGATCCTTTGTTCCAGGATATTATACCCTGTTGCATCCAATTAGGTAGATTTTCATATGCAAGTTGTAATCTGCCAAGTAAATCTCTAGCCGTGGATGCTTTGTTTGCCAGAATCGCAATATTGACATTATCATTAAAAACAGCGTAATGTAATAAGTATGACACACATGTGGTAGATTTACCAGTCTGACGTGGCATTTTGCAAATATTAAATCTTTCGTTATGAAAATTACTAATTAATTTCTCTTGGAATGGGTAAAGATTAAAAGGAACTAAACCTTCATCCAAAGAAACAATCTTAATATAATTCTTAGCAAAGTATACTGGATCCTTCTTACATTTAATAAATTCAATAACTTGCTCTTCTGTAAATTCATGAGCAGTATTTGCTTTTTTTAAATTGGGATTACCAAGATATATCTGATCAGACATCCAGTTCCCTCCTCCAATCTGAGAATTCTGCTCCCTTTACCTCAGTTGGAACAATTCTATCAGGTTTAATAACATCAATGACTTCAAATGCAAGATTACCATCAACATCTTCTATCTTAATACTATCTTCTTCCCAAGGTGTGTTATTTGTCATTATTCAAAATCCCATCTTTAAGCATTTTAGAAAGATCTGATGTCGATCCAACAAAAACTGCATTGTTGGTAATATTACTAGGTCCCTTAGATACTTCTTCATCAACTTCCTTTACCTTCTTTTGAAGATCCATTAACTTATCTGTTGTATCAGCAACTGACTTAATAATCTGTCCAGCAACTTCATATGCTCTTGGACTTGCACTCTCACCAGCAAGTTCCATTATACCATTAAGAGTCTCTTGACCCTTTTCTATTAATGAATATAAATTTGCACGAGTATACTCATAATCTTTCTGAATCTCAGCAGGTTTCTCTGCAGTAACACCAACTATCGTAGATTGTTTATCTACTTCAATAATACTACTCTCTATGTTTAGAGCTTTATCAATAGGATCATAACTAGACATGGTTCTTAAATATCAGTTTGTCTTGTTGGACTATAATCTAATCCATCATTAAAGTCTGTAATTGCGCCATTAAATCCGAAATCATCATCTGGTTCTACTAATATATCATCTGCTGCACTGAGGAGATCTATTGATGTATTTTCTAAATGAGATATGGCAGTACTACCATCATGACCCCTCTTAACAGCAATAGTTGTAGCATCGATAATCTCTTTTATCTGCATAATTTCACTACCAATAATAATTCGATTATTAACTGCAAAGTTAGAAGAATCTGTAACTGATAATCTAACCTTAGTTTTAGTAATTGCCTCACTCAATACAGAAGTGTTATCATCATTATAATCTTTGAGTGCCTTAGGAGTAGCAGTATATCTTAACTGTCTTCTTGCATTTTCCCTATCAACACTACTATAGTAATCAACTTGAACCTTCTTAATAAGACCCTCAGTAGTATCAGCAACCGGACCAAACAGATAAGTCTTAGCAGTAAAATTAAGTGTATAAATTAAAGCACGTCTTGAAGAATAATCTCCTTCATAATCATCTTGAAAAGAAATATTCTCCAATACAACAGGAATATCCCTCTTTTCTCCAATCGCATCAACTAAATCAACAGTTAGATTAAATGATGGTTGGAAGTATGGAAGTATCTGCTCCACGATTTGTAATGCATCATCATTCAATTTTACCATAATATTTAATTCAAATCCAACATTATAAGGAACTGGCATATAAACCTTTCTCAAATTTGTTCCATCAGATGCCTTAAATGTTTGAGTTACCCCAGCCTTTCTTGTTGGATCATATGAAATATCAGTAGTCTCAAATGACATTCTTGGTAATGTTATCTGAACTGCTTTATTTAAGTCTGCTTGCTGCTCTAACCTTGCTAAAAACTTCTGCATTGGACCATATGCCAATGGCACTCGCAAATCACTTACAACATTAGTTCCACCAGAATCTGTATGTCTGATATGAATATCATTAAAAACAGTACCAAATGAGATAACTGTTCTTCTTAGAATTTCGTGATAAAAATATGAGCCTAACATTAGTAAGTACCAAAGGGGTTAGATTGACTAAAATCTATGAAACTATCTGCTTCTGTTTCAATTTCGTCATTGGAATCATAGTTACTGTATGTATCTCTTCCATCATAAGTGCTGATAGTGTATGTAGTATTAGTTGAGATACCAAATGAAAATGTAGTTGTAACGCCAGAAGTATTCAGAGAGTCCTGACTCATCCACACAACACTAGGTCCAATAGCAGTTACAGTAGATCCTGCCCCTATAACATTTGCCAATGGAGTTTTTACTTCCTGATTAATATAAAGATTTGTTGTAGTAATACCAGTAATCTTATTGGTAGTAACACCAACATATCCTCCATAACTATATTGTCGTCTAAACCAATTAGATTCAGTCGAAATAAGAACTTCACCAGTTCTAAATCCAGTTCTTGTTGCTCCAATACCAACATCAGAAACTTTCAGAATCTTAGTGTCAGAATCCCAATCCTTAACTCTCGCTTCTGTAAGTGAAGATACACCTCTTACAATTTCATTAAACTGATATGTTCCAATTCCAGTTGCATCAGAAGGTGATGTAATAATAATAGATGGAACTTGTGTATAACCAATTCCTGGATTAGTAATTCTTATGGAAGAAACTTTATTATCTGCATTAACTACTGCTTCACCAGATGCCTTAGATGAACCAGAAATAAGAGCATCACTACCAATACCAGTAATAGTAACAGTTGGAATTTCTCCATACCCAACTCCATTATTAGTAACAGTAAAGTTCTGAATACCTTTTGCAGTTGTTTCAATAGAACATGTCGCGATTGCTCCAGTTCCATTGCCACCAACAATCGTAATAGTAGGTGGTGAAGTATATCCAGATCCAGAATTGGTCATTACAATCCTTTCTACTGATTGAACACCAGCTCTACTTGTAGTAATAGCAACAGCACTGGCATTAACACCACCAGCAGCTAGTGAAGTGGAAATTGCAACAGTTGGTGTTATTGTATATCCACTTCCATCATTATTCAAGAAAATTTCTCGTATATACCCAGTGTTTGAAGTAAGAGTAGCAGTTGCTGCTGCAGTTGTACCAGATCCAATTAGATTGAGTGTAGTAATAAATCCAGTTTCTTGTACCTGAGTATCAATTTCATGAATATCAGTATCAATAACCTCATCTTCGTATTCAAAGAGTTCACATTTTAATTCATAAACATAATTCTTACCTAACTGGTAAAAAGGATTTTCATGCTCAACAAACTTAACTTCAAATAATCTACCACCTAATGGAAAATAAACTAAATCCCCTTCACGAGGTCTAGTATCTACTTCAATCTCATCATCAGGTAAGGCAGTCAAAAAGGCACCAATGAAATCTTCAAATCTTTCTTTTGAAATTGTTATAGTTAATTCATCCTTTAAATTCATTCCAAACTTTGTTAGAATATCTCCCTGTCCACCATACCCATCAAAGGTATTAACATATGCTTCTATTGAAAAATTATCATCAAACTTGGACGCTTGAACCTCTTCAATTACTGTTTTTTTATTTACATACTTTCTTGGGATATAGGTTACTTCAACACCATAAATCTGCAACTGCTCATTGATCAGATCTTGAACAAGCCTTTGCTCACTTTGTGCGCCTTGAAGAAAGAAGGGATTTAATGCCATTAAACTACCCTATAAAGTCATATGGAGGTAATTCATACTCTAATGACATTTGCTGTCGAAGAGCCTCTATATCTTTTTCAGCATCATCGTAAATTTCTCTACCATTCATTTCAATACCACCAGGCAATTTAACACCCTTAAATTTAATAAGATTTTGTCCCCACTGACGTTTAATTAATAATGTTAGATATCTCTTTAAGAAACTATCATTATAAACACCAGTAAAAGTATTTGGATCCAAAATTCTATAACAATCCATCACAAAGTATGTATCTGTAGATTGAGCACCCCAATCAATATCCATATATAATCGATCTTGTCTTTTATTATATCTAATTTGCTTATCAGGAGTTAGTAGGAAATCAATATCTTCCAAGTAACTCTTGGTCATTGCATATTGCATTAATTCAACCGAGTTAAAATAATAAAGATCATTTAAGAATAGTTGATACTTAATACTAAACATTCCACCAGAAATAGAACTAGTGTCGAATTTAAATATCTTCTCTATACCAATTACAGAATCTGGAACTTGTAAAAAATTAGAATTTTCATACCAATTACTTACTGTAGTACCATAACCAGCAATAGAAGTAGATGTTGCAGTAGTTGTTACTATACCAACAGTATTTGTACTATCAGTATTATTAGTTGCTTTTCCCCTATCAATATCTGCCTGATTAACTCTATACTTAAGATACATTCTTTCAACACCATCAAAATGACGCTCTTGAAAATATTGAAGAGCATCATCTACGGCATCATCTACCTGATCATCATCAACATTAATTTCCAATACAGGAGCACCAAGCTTTCTTAAACAAAAGTCAATTAATTCTTGTCGGGTTGCTGGTTTTGCCATGTTATTCGGGGTCTATGTCAGATAATAGATTGTCATATTTCTCTTGCAATTCTGCCTTTTCTTCTAAAATTTTGTTTTTTTCGTCGAAGAAGTCTTGTGCAATAGTATTCAGTTTTGCTTCTAAAAGCACATTTTGATTGGTTAATGATGTCAATTTTTGATTATATACTTTAATTAAAACATTTACATCCACGTCACTATTCTGATTTGTCATATTTTTTAGAAGGTTCCTCCATCCAAAGTAGTTGTCCAAGTAGGTGTGCCAGCAGCATTAGTAGTTAGAACATAATTCGATGTACTAATACCAGCAGCAGGAGATACAGTTGATTTCTGTAATCCAGTATTGTCAAAGTAAACAACACCACTAGTATCCCAATCAGCAGCATCATTATAGTAGATGCCTTTAATATCTAGGAAACCTTTTGTACCACTTACTACGCTACCCGTAATTGTAGCATCTGGAACAAAGGTAAACTTGTTACTAGAATCCTCATAACCAAAGAATCCGGTTTTGTTATTACCTACACCAGAACTAGTATTATAATTGAAGGAAATACCGCGATCAGTATTAGTATCAAAACCGTGAGTAATTGTTATCTGTGCTGTTGTATTGATACCAGCAGTTGTTACACCATCAATGTATACTGTACCCAATCCAACACCACTTGCTGGTGAAATATATGAATAAACAGTTGTTGTACCTGCACCTGGCATTCCAACAGCGGTAAGAGTATCACCAGTGTTAATACCAACAACTGAATCGAATTCGAATATTGAAGTACCACTACCAACATTCTTCATAACAGTACGTTGACTGGTTACATCACCAACAGTCATTATGGCATCATTAACAGTTGCTGATGTTGAATTAACTGTAGTTGTTGTACCATCAACCTGTAAATCACCCTTAACAATAACAGTACCTTCATTACTTAATCCATCGGGATATGGGTCAATATAGAGAGTATTACCTCCTCCTGACCTTGTTGAGATAACATTAGAAGAAATTCCAACGTTATCAATGATTGCTCCACCTTGATTATTAAAGAGAGCCAAATGATCGATACGACCCTGGAATGTAGCAATACCTGTTAGATTAGTATTTCTTGCATTAAATTCGTCAAATACTAAGTCATCTGCAACATATAAGTCACCACCAACATATAAATCACTAGCGAAAGTTGTTATACCAGTAAAGGTAGATATACCACCAACACTGAAATTACCACCAACATTAAGGTTCTTCTCAATACCAGCACCACCTTCAAGTATTACTGATCCATCATTCTTACTGTTTGAATCAGTAGTAGTAATAAAATTCCAATCAGCACCACTTATTTGAAGTGTGTCTGAACCTGCTTCATCATATTTAATCTTTGCGTCTTTACTTGTACCAAAGGTTAAGTAATTATCATCTTCAATAAGAACTTCACCAGTACCATTAGGTCTTACAATGATATCAGTATTATCAATATTAGAAGAAATTACGTGCCCATCAAAAGTTAAATCATCTACTGACCATTGATCAACTCTTGGTAGATTAGAAATAACACCAGCACCACCAGGGTTACCAGCACTTTCCCTATTCATAATAGGGATGAATCCATTAGCTAATGTACCAGCATCTGCATTTCGTCCTACTGCAACTGATCCAGGTAAGTTATATCTTATTAAGTCTGTATAATATTTGCCACCAATCTCTATCGGATCTGGGTCTGGTGTGGTATTATCACCACCAAATAGTCTTCCACCAAAGGTTCCATGAGTCGCTAAACCAACGGTAAGGGCTAACTCACCGAATTTGATTGTGCTTGGGGCCGCAGTTCCTGTGGATCTTTTTACCCTAATAAAACTGGCCATTAAAAGCTACCTCCGTTGATATCCAAATTCTGTGTTGCTCCTGGTGTTAAATCTAAGGTTGCGTCCCATTGCCCACTAGTACTGTTATAAACTAGAACCATACCGTTTTGAGCACCTGCCGCATTAACGTCGTTTAAACCACCTAAACTCATAGAAGAGCTTCCTGCAATTGAGGAAACAACCTTTACGGCATTTTGTTGGCCAACTCTAACTTTAATATCTGGCATTATTGTGTCACCCCTTGTCTAACCAGGACAGATCCTTCAACAACTCTCGTTACAGTATTACCACTATCAGTTATTAATACATCATATACATATCTACCAGATTTTAAAGCAGTAGTTTGTGTGGTGGTAAGTCCAACTTTAACAGTTCCTTCATTAACATTCAGAACTGCACCATTTAAATCAGTATAAGAAGTACTACCAGGATGCTTTCGCATTTGAGCTCTAACAGTATACCCGCTTAAATTTAAGACAGAGTTTGAACCACTATCTTCAAGAGTAAATGTTTGGCCAAATGTAGCACCAGTATTTACGACTAAATTACTTACGTAAACAGCTGCCATATATAAAAAATCAGGATCTATCTTATATTTATACTCCTACAAAACTGATCTATTAACAATTTCTTTAAGCATTCCTTTGATTTCTTCAATATCAGATTTCATCCGATCCAATTCTTCTTTTTGAGATTGTTTTTTATCCTTCATCATTATATATTGAGAATATCCACTGGCATCACAATTTACAATTGCTCCAGTGGATTCATCTCGATATAAATTTTTATAACCTTCAACAGGTATCATTATGCCAATGCAACAACTCTCAGATCTTTGAATTTAGGTGGATATGCTTCATTAGTACCACTACATACAATCTTAATAGCAAATCCATTAAATTGTGCAAGATTATCAATAGTAAACTGATATTCTTTAAATTGACCACTTACACTTCCGGAAACCATAGCATCTGGAAGACCACTATTCTTACTAGAATCAATTACTTCATCACCATAACCATCACCGTCTGTATCCCTTAGATTATCATATCCTGGGAAGAGGTTGTAACTAGTTGGTTCATCAGAATCAGCAGAGAATAATTGATAAAGAACTCTAAAATCAGCAGAAGAATGTCTATCTGCTCCAATCAATACTTTTATTGATGATGCAGGTTGTTGTAAATTAATCCTATTAGAAATATAAATTCCAGTATGTGGATCACCTGTTAATTGATTTACTCTATCATCTCTAGAATAATTAGCAATAGGATTACTTAACCTATTTCTTCTAAGAATAATCTGTGCATTCTGTGTATCTACTACAGGAGATAAATTAGCATTTTCTGAATTAAATCGAATGGCAAGAGTAGTAGATCTATTCTTAGGAAGAGTAGTTAATCTAGTTGTTTCATTAATCTCAGAACAAACCAATCTAGATGAGGTTAAATCATTAAGTTGATTTAACTCAATATCTTCATACCCCTGATCCAAGAATGATATTTCAGATCCACCAGCACTTGTACCAGAAACAGATCTTAACTGTGAAGAAACGAAAGTTCCATCACCAGGTGTAATAACATTAACTTGTGGGAGAATTGCATTATATTGGAAATTCTGAGATGCAAATGCGTTACCACCACCGACTGATTTCATATCAATAAAGTTTGTCATGTCATGTCCACTTGCTTGTCCACCAGGACGATTAATCCTTAAATGATATCTATCAATAGTACGAGTACCATCAGAAATAGATGATGTAGTTGGCATATTATGAGTAGTATTAATTGCTGTCAATCCAATACCAGCAAGTTCATATTTATAAGCAGGATCATTAACACTATGAGTTCTACTTAGAGTACCATCAATACCTCTTGTTATTGCGGTAAGTTGATTAATTCCAATACCTTCATACTTTACTATTTCACCATTAATCTTTGCATAACCCATCGCAGTTGTTATTCCATTATAAGTTGCAAATTCTGCTGTACTAGCAATTGCAATTACAGTATCAGTAGCACTTATATTATCAGTTAGAAGAACAGGAGAAGTATCTGGATTAATACCAGAAATGCTAATAACATTATTATCTGCTGTCATACCATGATTGATCTGATTAACTTCAAGAATATTTCCATCATAAAGATCACTATATGCATGAGTATTAGCAGCAGTTCTTATAGCAGTAGCAGCAAGACCTGGATTTGTAATAGTTGTATTATTACTATCATAAGTCAAAAGTAAATTACCAGGTGTAAAGTTTTCACCTTGAACATTAGTCAAATATAAAGTATCGATATTATCGATAGCACTGACTGTGAATACAGCACCTGATCCTTGACCATCAGTTGTACTTGTTGTTATTCCAAGAGCATCACCAACTACATACCCATTCCCACGGAAACCAGCAGCAATAGTAACACCATTAATAACTCCACTAGAAGTTGTAACAACTGTTGCTTTTGCACCAGAACCTTGTCCTGTTATTGGATATAATTCAACTGTATTAGTGTATGTCTGACTTGCCTTATATCCACTACCAACTTGAGATATTACAAGTGTAGTAACTCTTGATCCAACATTTTCAATATATCCAGAAGGATCATCTTTTACAAGTGCAGCACTAGGATCAGCAGAAGTAATTCTTCTACCAGCAATTAATGCACCACCCATATTAGATGTAGTAGTAATACCAATTCTAAGTTTTCTTGGTAAAGTTGTTACTGAATTGGGAAGCAATTTTGGTACATGATTATTATCTGGACCTAAAGAAGGATTATAGAAATAAACAGTACCAGAAGATGAGGTAAAATTAGCCTTATGAAGTTTAAATTTAAGGTCTTCAAATTGGCTTGGTGTCCAAATAGTTCCATTCTGTGATTTAAATAAACTTCCTCCAATATACTGACGTGTTACCATAACACTCTCAGCATCAGGTAAAGTTGTAGTATTTACCGTTCTTTCACCCATTCTAGCAATCCATGCCTCATAATTATTTGAGAATGGTGATAGTACAACAACAGCATATTCAGTATCTGGTTCTAGATAAACCGGAGATGGGAATGTTACTGTTGTTGCAACTGTTGCATCATCAGAAATATTAATTTCGGATGGTTGCAATGAAACTCTAGCAAAATCTTGTACCAAACTTCCTGTTGGAGTTCCCAGTTCAACTGTCCTAATTTCAACAAAACATCTTTGTGAAGCATCTTTACTTGCAAAGAATAAATCTACTGCTGTTAAGAAACATCCAGAGTCTGTATCAGTTGTAAATGACTGCGCCAGAGGGTCACACCTACGTGGTGGGGGTGGGGGTGGCTGTCTTACTATAATATTTGTTTGTCTATAAGTATCAACTGTACCTTCTGTTCTATACCAAGTCTCTCCACTACTAATAAGAAGACTTCCTGGTAAAGGTTCAGCATTGGTATCACTTGAAGTTAATTTAAATGTCTTTGTACCTGTTCTAAATCTTAAAGATGGTACAGGAGTACCTAATGGATCTTTAAACCAGAATGCTCCATAAACATCTCCATAGGTATCAGAAACCAATCTAACATCACTAACTGATGCTTCTGCACCACTAGACGTTCCTAATACAACAGCACCTGTTTGTACATATCCCCAGAAACTTCCCTGTGCTTCTTCTGCTAATGCTTGCTCGTCAATATTTAATACAGTAGAAGATGCTGCATATGCAGTTGGTAAACTTATTGATGTATTATATGGATTTGCATTAAATGTAGTTGTTGGACTATTCCAATCACCTGTCTTGTGATTTGGTTGAGCCAATCTTAAAGATGCTATTTTAGTGCCACCAACATGAACTTCAACAGTTTCACCTTTCTGGAAAACCCCTCTTGTCATATTAATTTCAAGAAGTTTGGGAACAATATCTATCCCAGACACACCATCAAAGAATGGATAAAGTCTCGCAACTGGTCTAAATGCATCTCCTTCAAACGCTACATTTCTAGATCTAATATGTGTATCTGGATGACTACTAATCTTGATAGTTTCAATATACTCATAATTTCTTCCACCAGTTATAGTTCTTTCTCCACCACTAACATACACATTTCTAATCCAACCATCTGACATTGGATCTAGATTTATATGTCCATTATATTCAATCATATTGAATGGGTTAACATTCTCTACTCTAGATGCTAATGGTTGCTCAATAAAGTCAGTATTTGAATACTTTAATGTGAGTAAATCACCAGTTTTTTGAATATTAGAATCTAATAATTCAATATTTGTTGAGAAATCAGCAGTAGTAGTATCAATTGTAGGTAATAATGCCAATTCTGGTGCAACTGTTGTAAAATCTAATGGAACATTACATTCTTTCTTTTTGGTATCAATATCAACATTACAATCTGGATTTAATATATCAACTAAATTATTATCCTTAAAGTCATCTACAAAGAATCCACTCTTAAACCTAGAAAGACCATCACTATCTTGGACTTGTAATGTCTTAGTATCGAGTTCTAGAAGACTTAATGAAGTAACTACTTCAAGATTTTCAATCCTATCTTCTAAACTACCAATATCTCTCATAGTATATCTTCTATTATCCTGCAGATGTACTACTGCATCGTCTGCATCATAAAGATATGCAGGAAGAATTATATCTGCAATATGCATTACAGATTCAACATTAGTCGGTTCTTTTGGATCTAAAGCAGAAATACCTTTAACTACAGAGAATGTTCCTTCTTTAGTTGGTCCAGGTCTAAGAACTAATTTATCTTTCCTAGGCAAATAATATGTATATCCAAGTATAGAACTCTCATTTGGAGCAGCTAATACCGGAGGATTGACTGAACCAGAGAAATCCCTACTACTTGGTGCAAAAGGAGAGCTACTAGTAGATGTAAATGTTGCTACTCTTGGTCTAAAATCAAGAACATCAGTTGCTCTAACACCATTCTTTAAATGGGGAATATCTTTACCAAATCTTTCTTTACTATATGATTCTACTGTATATACATCTCCATTATCATTAGAAGGAACTTGATAGCAATCATAAACTACTAATAACTTCCTTGAAGGTGCAGCAAAATTACTCTTTCTAACTAATCTAGAATAATCATAATACTGTTCTCTCTGACCCTTATCAAGATCAAATTTGTCACTTACATCAAGATAACTTCCTACTGTTATACCTTGCAAATTGCTAATAATCTGAGATTCTTCAAATGTAATAGATTCTCCAATAATAAACTTTTTATCATTCAAATAACATATCTCAACTTCCGTAGCAGAAGAACGTGTAGTAAGTTGTGCAACTGCACTACTCCTTGCACCAACAATTCTCTCACCCACAATAGAATTGGTATTTAATCCCAATCCACCAACAAACGTTAATTTATCCAAACTTGGATCTGATGTTGTTAACGATTCGTATACACCAACTACATTAACAACATCAGGAACATTTAAACAAACTTCTTTATCATGAACTCTAGTTCCATAAAAATTACTTACAGTTAATCCACTTACTACGGATTCACTACCAGACTTTCCTTTATTGACAATTAATTTTTCACTTCTAATAAAATCTTTTTGCTTACTACGAATTCCTTGCTTCTTAACCGTAGTATTAACGATAACATTACTCTGAGATGCAGTAGCACCTTTTATAGTTACTTGTGTACCATTTGCATTTAACTCAAACTGATCACTAGTCAAATTCTCTATTGTTGCATTCGAAAAATGCATTGAATATCGTTCAGCATCAAATGTATCATAAAAAGAACTAGAAAGACCAGTAGAACTAATAGGAATAACCATTTCACCACTACCAGAAGTAGATTCATTAATAATCTGACTTCTTATGGATAAGGATGAATTGTTAAGATCAACATCAGAAATATTTGCTGTATCTAATGGTGTATAAAGACCAGCATTTTCACTATTAGTAATATTAGGATTAACAATCGAAAAAGGCACTGTTACCGTACCAGATGGAAGTGTATTACTAGCAACATTTGGTACATGCATACCACCTGATACAAGAGACAATGTAAGACCATCTGATGAAATATGATTAACTCTATTATAAGTTACTGTTGAGAATCCAGCAATCTGATAAGCAATAGTAGCATCACTTCTAATCCCCAAGAAATTCTTTCCTGGAGATGTTGCTACTCCACCAGAAGTAATAGTTAATTGATCACCAACATTAAATCCTGCTGGTGTTCCAGTGTTACGAAGTACAGTATCAGCAGTGAAATCACTATAATTTGATCCAAATATTCCACCACTACCACCTGTATTTTGATGTACTGATTTAATATCCTGTATACCATAAATCTGAACTCTTTTAACAGTTCTAATTGATGCTGGATCTTCATTAAATATAAGTTCTTCACCTACAATAAATTGACCAGAAACTTGAGTTAAGTTGAATCCGTCAACACCAACAGATGTGTCTTTAACATATCCTGTTGCTCCACTACTTAGACCTCTTACATAATCACTTACTACCAAGCTAATACTATGATTTACATACACTGTTGTGAATATATTAATATCATAAAGATATAAATCCCATTCTGTTCCATCATTCTGATATGGTGCATCACTTACACTAAAAGAATATACCCTTGCTTCTCCAATAGGAGCACCAGAACCAGCACTTGGATTACTGGATGTTTTTCTACGGTTGTATAAATATACTTTATTGTTGTGATTTATCCCAAGTTTGGGTGATCCTTCAACAAAATTTACTTTCAATAAATTACCCATTTGGAATGGGACTAATGCATTACCAACAGATTGTGTATCTCTTGGTTTTTCAACATCAACAATTCTACCTAACGAATCAACTTCATAACCTCTAACATAAGCTTCTCCAGGAGAAACTTTAACACACATTAACTCATCTGATGGTGTATTGCCATCATCAGTAACTCTATTGGAAGAAAATACACCTTCATTAGAAATACCATCATTAAGTGATTCTGCTACCCTAACATCAAAAGCATCTAACGAATAATCGCCAGATTCTTCAAATGTTCTTCTTGCAAATTCATCAGCAATTATTGAATATTCTGTCTTATTCTGTAATTTTTTAACCAATCCATTATCAAGTTTAACTAATTCTATAAAACTCTTATCATCAAAATCAGTTAATGATTTCTTCGATAAAACAGCAGATATCTTTAATCTATCAGCACCAGGAGCAGCATAATTAGAAAATCCTCTTGCATTATCATATAATGAAGAATCATCCTTTGCAGTAACAATTTCTTCTAAAAGATTTAAACCAACTCTATAAGATGGTGTATTCGTATAAGGATCTAAAATAATAACATCAGCAGAAACATCTATAAAAGTTCCTCTACTAAAAAATACACCATCAGAAATACTTACAGCACATCCGGTTGCAGCTGCATTTAATGATATAAGAGTAGCTACTGTACTTCCAGAAGTTACAGGTGTATTTCCATATACAAAAGATTCCTCAGATATTAAAACTTCACCATCACCCAAGAATGCAACTTCTTTATCATCTCCAGCTTCTTTATATGATACAAATAATGTTAAATCAGTTATATTCGTTCCTTCAGCAGGTAAAGAATAATTATTGACAGTAACAACAATGCCAGATGTCTGTCCTTTAAAATTCTTTCCTATAAGTTCGTCACAATATAATGCAACCGGAACACCTAAATGATTTTCATTTATCTTAATTGAATAATATTGATCATCATAATTGATACTTCCAGGTATCACCATTGATCCATCTTTAAATAGATGGCTTCCAACAGATTCAACCTGATTTTGTAAAACAGATTGTAGAGTAGTTAGTTCCCTCGCCTGTACAGGTTGACCTGGTTTGAATAAGACTTTGTAAAAATTATCATTCTTATCAAAATCATCATAATAAGGACTTATATTTAAATTAGTTTTCTGTGGCATTTTTTAGAATTCCAAGATAATTTTAACGTCTTCTTTTTGTCTAGCGTTTCTTGTAATAGTTGCCCTATTATCCAAGTAAATAATTTCACCTGACCCTTTATTTATCTCAGGTGAAGCAAGTCCATTTGTGAAGTTGCAACCCAGACTAATATTTTTATTACCAACAGTAGCGATACCAGAAGTAAAGGTAGTATCAACTGAACCAGTAAAACCACCAGTAGTAGTTACATCATCAGACGAAGATGCAAAAGATAAAACTTGACCAGTGGTACTAATTCCAGCATAGTCAGTTTGATTACCAGTAGTTTGATTGTAATATAATGCCCTATCTTGATAATACTTCAATACGTTAGTATCAGTATCATAAGATGAGACATACCCATAAGCAGTACCATTAGATACTTTCTGAGTAATTTTATCTCCGATAGAGATTGTTCCAGAACTGGAACTAAATTTAACAGCACTTAATGATGAAAATTGATTGTCAGTAAATGTTGTTGCTGTTCCTGGTACTGTTGGATTTTTTACAATCCCAATTTGGGCAAACTTAGTATCTACAGGAAAATCTTTTGTTGAATCATCAAATCTTGCATAAACAAGAACTTTATCAGTTCCTAATTCCTTATATAAATCATATCCATGACCTTTCGATGGTGGAATGATAGGAATTAACTTAGCAGGAGTTGGTGTAGTACCACTTGTTGCATTCTGGTTAATAGAACCCAAATCAACCATTGCATAAGTGTATCCTTTACCGCCAGAAGATACAATTGCTTTTTCTACCTTACCACTAACAACATCAACAACAACCTTACCACCAGTTCCATCACCAAGAATAGGAACTTCTTGTCCTAATCCACCGGAATAACCATTACCTTTATCATCAATATAAACCTTTTTAATTTGATTATTATTTACAGATGAATCACCATTGTCACGAACTGCTTGAATTTGAGTATCCGTAGAAGTTGACCAATTATTTGGAACAGTGATGTATTCGGTAGAATCAAATTTTATAATGTCACTAGGTGCTACAGTATACAAATACTTCCAAGTATAACCATCTCCACTCTCACCAGCCCTAGATGCTTCTAGATCTGTAAATATTGGTTCATCCTGAGAAGCATTTCCTGTTGTACTAATGCCAGTAGATCCATTATCAACACAAACATAAACATTATAGTTTTTATTCATTACATAATAACTAGATCCGTATAACCTAGAAGATCCAGTTACTGGTGTAGGATTATTAACACTATAATCATGACGGTACATTTCATATCTTGTACCTTTAACCCAATCAATCTTTTTAACTAGTCGTCTAATATTAGCACTACCAACCTTTTTTCCAAAGACCATAGTATCACCAACATGATTCATATTATCAATATTATCTACCGGATTTGGAATATCCGTATCCCAGTCTGTTGTTCTTCCAAAACCAACAGGTCCACCATGTGTCACTGCTGCTGGGTTAGAGAGTCCTAAGAATACATAATAAGCATTTGCAGAGTTTTCTATCGTCTCTACAAAGTTATTTGCATTTAGAATTCTAAATTGATCTGTTACAATTGCAGCCATATTATTAGCTTTTTCCTATATTTATAACCATATCTATGCTCCAAGATGTTCTCTTAATGCACCAAGACCTCTAAGACCCTCATCTCTCCGTTGAATTGTTGGATATGTGCTCAATCCAGAATCAACAGTTAGTCCTGTAACACCAATTGCAATGGCACCTGCTAGTCTAGTAATATTGTAGAATCTACCCCATGATACATTACCAACTGGTGTAGAACCTGTGGTTCCAATACCAATAATAGGAGATGTGGAATCAACATTACATGTAATAATTCCAGCAGTAGAATCCCATGCACTAACATTATAAACATTATCTAAGAAAGTAACACCTATACCAATAACATCAGCATCTCTACTGTAAGTGGAAGTAGCACCAGCACCAATTGTAGTTCCTGAAACCAAAACTGGATATCCAGCAACTAAATTACCATATGCTACACCAGATTTTAAGATAAACTCAATACCTAATGCAGTACCTATACCAGAAGATTGTCTAATACCAGTAATAATACCAGTAAATCCTTGTATATTACCAACTACATCAATGTTCTCATAGTAAGTTTTGTTGGGATATGGTGCAAGAACTTGAGGTGGAGCAATAGTTGTATAACCAAAACCAGGATTTACAACAGTTGCAGAAGCGATTGATCCATTTGTAATTGTTGCAGTAGCAGTAGCAGTTGTCCCAATACCAACTCCAATAGCATGTGGTGCTGATATAGAGATAGATGTAGTTGCTCCAACGTATCCACTACCACCACTAGTAACATTAAGTGATGAAATAGTTCCAGCAGCAGAAACAACCGCAGTAAGTCCTGCAACAACAGGGGAAGATCCATCAATAATTATTGATCCAAAATCAGCAGTTGTTATGCTTGTATTTGGATCATTTTCTTCATATTTGAAGAATTGAGCATCATCAACAAATAATTGAGTATCAGTAGTTGAAAAGTCTCTAATAATCTTAGCAGTTGGATAAACTTGGGGTTCAATCGATAATCTTGTCTTATAAACAGCTTCTCCATTAACAAATCCATCTACCTTCTGTTTGGTCCATTCTAGACCTCTAAAGATACTCTCATCAATACCATTACCATCATACAAATTAGTTTCAATACTATCAGACGAAGCAACAGTAAATACTGTTCTTAAACCCTGTGTTGTGGTTATCCCATTTGAACCATCAGTCTTATGAACTCTTACTACATCACCAGACTTAATTGATGGATTAATATTAGTAACTAAATTGCTATCACTACCACTAGTTCCTCTATAGAAGAATATTGAAACCTTATCTTTTGGATTTGGTGCAACTGTAAAGTCGAAAGATGTTCCTCCTGTAAATGTATATGCATCACCAGGAACTTGAAGAACACCATTAATAAAGATCAATAATAACTGATCCAACTCAATTAATGATGACTCTGGATCATTTGCATCAATTTCAAAACTTAACAATTCACCATTATAATTAAGTGGATATCTCTTTCTATTGCCATCTTGTAGATCCACAACAGAATCAATATAATCAAATTCACCAAAGTTCCAAGAAGAGAACCTATCATTAAATGTATCAAGAACAGTAAGTTCAAATGGTTCTCTAAAAATACCTACTCCTCTATCCGTTGGAATCCCAACAGGTGTCATTACATCTCCAATCTCATATCCAAATCCAGATCTAGTAATCTTGAAGGATTTAACTTCATGCAATGCAAGATCGCTAGGAGTTCTTGATGGAACAGTTGAATTACCAATAGCAACCGTAACAATACCAACTAATGTATGAATTGCTGAGGCAACAGTTGCACATGCAGGAGTACCTGATTGGTCTATTGTAATACTATTATCAACTACCTGAGTTCTTGTAGTAAGTGCAGTATCAGATACTCCAACATTAATAGTAATTAAATCATTACTTCCACTCTTAGAAGTTGCTGCAACCGCAACATTTACATTGTAATATGGATCTGTTGTGCGTGGATAAGAATGATTAGTAGCATTATTATCTCTATCACATTTAAATGTTAATCCACCAGATGAAATTCCAATGACATTTTGTGCTTTTGATAATCCACTTGTAGTCGCAGAATCAAAGTAGTGAGTTGATATGTCAGGAGAGATACCAATATTAACTCTAAACGTATTAGTAGTCTTATTAGAAATTTGTACCCAAGTTCTGCGGAATGGATCATTTAATCTTGGATATGTATGTTTAGTAGCACGTCCATCAGCATCACATTCAAATGCTAATGAATTATCAGCAAATTTAACCCAATCACCATTTTCGAATCCATGATTGGCAATAGTGACTGTCATAATACCCGAAGTTGGGGTATAATCAGCATCAGTTACTGTATGGAAGTTTGGTCCATTAACACGATATATGTTATTTGGAATTGTTAGTACCAAATCACCCGTACCTGCATCGTAAGTGGCAGTAGAAGGGGTGGTAGTACCAATTCCAACTCCAGCATCATTCTTCATGTATAGGGCAGTAGAAGCGGCACTTACAAAGGTGTGTGTATACTGAGCAGCTGTTTGTGCGGAAATCTTTTCATTTCTCATTGCCTGAGTGGCCATAGTAGCCGCCTCTCTCATAGCATAGATTACTTGCTCCTCTTCACCTTCAACTGGTGGAGCAGCTCCTGGTGCAGCATATGTACCACCTAATGATTGATGCAAGTAAAGTTTTGCTGCATCAACGGTCATATCATTACCACCATATCTCAAGTTGTGTGCCGTTGCTTCAAGAACGTCTACAACATCATCAATACAATCTTGCTCAGTAAATCCACCTGGATAACTATATGAAGTGAATTTATCCTTCATTCTTCTTGCAGAAAGATCACCAATAAAGAGTTTATTCTTCTCTATAAGATCTGCTGCATCACTAAACTTATTATCTGACCCTACTCCACTATTAGGTCCAACCTCTAATGATACTAATAGACTACTACCAGTATCAGTTGTAGCACCTATACCTAACCTAGATACGCCACTTAAAGGAATATTATCATAAGATGGTTGTGGAACAATAACAACAGGATCAATATATCTAGTACCACCTGCTGCAATATTCAATGTATGTAATGTTCCACCTGCACCAACACTTGCAGTAATATTTGCACCAGCACCAGATCCTCCACCAGTTCCAACACCAACTGAGAAAGTATCATCATCTATTATAGTAATTGTTAAATTATTTCCATTAGCAGCAGGATCTGTTGATCTTGGATAAGTGTGTTGTGTTGCATGAAAATCTCTTGAACATGTAAATGTTAATGAATTATTAACAAGTTGAACATTACCACCACTTCTTCCATGATTTGGAATTGTTAGAACTAATATACCAGTCTTTGCAGTATATTGTGCATTCGTAGGAGTAAATGGACCACCAGTACCAGTAACAGCACCACTTGATGCACTTACAAAAGTATGGTCATATGCTATATCTGTTACTCCAATAGCAACAGTTGATCCCATATAACCAGATCCATATCCATAAGGACTTGTAGTTCCCCATCCAACCGCATTAATTACGCCACTAGCATTTATCCCAACAGTTATTCCAGCACCAACAAGAGGAGCAATACCTAAACCACCAGTAGAACCTAATGAAACAATTACTCCACCTCTAGGTAACTGATTTAAGTTTACATCAGTTTGACTTTGAATTACATCCCCATTGGTAGAACTAATTCCAGTAAATACAACACTAGATATTCCAGGATTACCACCCTCGATATACTCATAATTATTTCCAGCATTATTAATAGTACTAGGTCTCTGGAACATTCCATTAATAAGAACAATACTACTTCCAGTTTGAATTCCAGTAGTATTAGCTCCACCAACACTTACTCTATATGTTTGACCAATTCCAGTAAATTCACTAGAAATATCATCATATATCTTATTAGCAGAATAATCATTCCTTAAATAAACTCTTCCAGAAAATGTAGATCTAGGATAATCAAGATTAGAACTATTCTTAGTGGAAACAGGATTACCTTTTGGTGGATCAGTAAAGTGAATCTTACTTCCAACAATATTATATGATCCAGTATATACTCTAATAGCAGTATTTCTTGCATGTGTAGAAGCAGTTGATCCAACAACTCCTCTTTCTACTTTTATTATGTTCTCACTTCCAAATCCGGATATTGGTCCAACAGTTGTACTACCAATACCAACAGATATAACCTTCATATATTCATCTTCTACTTTCAACAAATTACCAGTTGTAATAGATGAAATTCCAGCAACACCAAATATTGACGATCCAGCAGAAATTTGAGCACCATTATTGGGAGATATAGTAGTGTTTACTGGACTATATGCTATTGGTGATTGGATTATTCCATCAACAGTAAGAAGACTCTTCTCAAGTCTCTTATCCATTGTAAATGAATGAGCATTACCAGTACCAATACCAGAGAAAGTTATTGCAGTTCCTGCTAATGCATTTGCTCTTGTTGTTGCAACTTTAAAGACATCCTTATTAGTTTTTATTGCATATACTGTTGCTGGAAGATTTGCTGCACCAGCAACCTGGATTGCACTACCAGTGATTCCAGCATAAGTTGAAGTATAACTATATGTTAATTTCTCACCAGTATTGAAGAAATGATCGGGAAGATTAAAGTTTCCTGCTGTAGCACCAACCGATACTGTTCCTGGATCGAATGTCTTCTGGAATACTGGTACACTATTATGAGTCAGATCAAACTCTGTTCTATTAATTCTTGCACCATTCTTAGAATTATATTCCATTAATGATAGTGATTCAATAATAGATCCATAAACCAAAACAGGAGGAGTATTTAAATCATCACTAGCATCATAAATTATCTCGTCAAATCTCTGTACATCCACAGATTGACCATTAATATCAGAAGCAGGATTAAATTGTAAGAATAATCCATTATTATTCAATTGTGGTACTAAATTACCCATACCACCAGTATGTCCAATTGAAAGAATTGGATACTCTGTCAAATAAACATTCGAACCATCATGCAACATTAATGATTGATGAATAGCAATAGTTGATCCAGAAGAAACCCTTACAGTACTCTTAACAACAGATACATCAGAAGAGTTAATACCAACTACAGAACCAACCGCAGTACCATGACTTGCAGACGCAATATTATAATAATTAGACTCTAATCTTAATGATTTCTCAGTTCCAGCAAGTTGATTTACTGCTTTAAATCTATATGTTCCTATTCCAACAGCAGTTGTACCAAATCCAACAACTTTTGACCTAACTAAAATCTCATCAGATGTATCATTATAATAATCCAGTGAAAGTACACCAGAATCTATCTTAGAAGTAAATGTCCCTATAAAATTAGATGAATATCCATTTGATTCCTGAGTGTCAGTATAATAATCAGATGTATAAGAATTTGTTCCATCATGAGTAATTAACATCTCAACAAGATTTTTATCACCTGCTGTTGCATTAACAACCTCAATAGATGCAAAATATGAATTTAAATTTGTAATTGGATCTGCAATAATTTCAGCAGTTGATCCAACACCAACAACTCTATTAACACCAGTTAAATCAATAAATCCAAAAGATTCTGTTCCTATACCTGCAAGATCATTAATAAATTTATTTTCATAAACTTTAATATCATAATCAGTAGTGAACTCATCCTTAGGTAAAAATCTTAAAGTACGGACACCATTGCTTATATCCCCAGTTACTTGACCTAGTTCTTCTGTAGTATTATACAGATTTGCCTTTTCTAAGGAGAATCCATCATTAGCATCACCATATGTGATTAATTCTGTAATCTGGATATCATTACTATTAGGATCCTTAACCTGAACCAAGAATCTAGAATATTCATCATTTATTGAAATTTCTGTATATGGTAGTTGTGTTTCATCAGATTTAGAGAATTTAGAACTAATATCATCCAAATCTAATACTCTATTGGTATCACATTGGATATAATCTGATAATTTAATACTATTAAACTTAATAAACTTGGATCTATTATTTCTTGAATCTTTATCAACAACTAAATCAAGATTATTAATAGTATCTACTCTCTTTTCATCTATTATATCTCTAACAATATTAGTAGCATTTGTATTGGATCCAATTCCTGCACTTGTAGAAGAAGTTATTCCAACATCAGCAAAATTCTTAAGACCACTAGTATGAAGTAAACGATTTACAGGATTAACTAAATTTTCATACGTAATTGGACTCTTAACAGTATAAGATAAATTCTGATAGTAATCATTATCGGGCAATCTCTGGAAATCTTCACCCAACTTACCAGTATCAGTTTTCCATCCTTTATCTTGTCTTAAAGAATAATCAATATCGAATCTAGCAAAGTTATTAGTAAGAGTATTAACAGTAGCAACAGATCCACTAGCAGCACCTCTTATGACATCATTTTTTGTAAGTCTATAAGTACCTGAAACCTTAATTGAATCATTTTCAATAGCAGTTACTACAAGATCAACGTTACTGTACTGTCCATTTAAGAAAACTGATAGATATTCACCAATTTGGAAAGGTGTAGAACTTTGTACTGTTGTGAATTTTGGATAATTATTATAATTTACAACAGATGCATATGATTGCTGATTTGTAATAGCAACACCAGGATGAGTGGTGATAGATGATAAATCAAATTCTAATTCTGCTGGATTTGTATTTCTATACTCACTTATAGTAAAGAACTTATATCCATTATCAACTGAATTATATCCAGTTCCATAATCACTATCTTTTACGATTCCTTCTACAAAAATCTTATCATTAGTAGCAAATGGTGCTGTGACCGTTGTAAATCCTGATATAGGTGTAACTAGAACACAAGTTACAACACCAGTCTGAGCACCAGTCTGAGGTCCTGTAACGGTCTGAATAGTAACACCATTACTATTATTAACTGTAAGTATTGTTTGTTCAAGAGAAGTTAATCCTTTTGGTGATGCAATTACTTCAACAGATTTGATTGAAGTTCCATATAAATTAGCTTCTAGTATCCCACTAATGTCTTTCTTACCAGTTTCTGGATCAACAACAATAACATTAGGAGCAGTAAGATAATTCTTACCACCATCTAAAACATCAACAGACTCAATTGTAGTTGAATCAATTAAAGAAACTAATGGTGGAACATATGCTTCTGGTCTTAAAGTCTTATCAGATGCATACTCAAACCCTGGATCCTGAATCCTAACACTATCAATTCTACTAATAGTAGTAGATTGTGGTAAAACTTCAGCATCTTTTCCATTAGTAGATGCAATACTTACTAAAGTTGGAAGTCGTTTATATCCAAATCCACCAAAACCAATATTAATTCTCTCTACACCACCTCTTGCAGATTTTGCCTTAGTAAGATATTTTAGAGTATCTGTATTAGATGTTGTATATGAAAGATTTTCTGGTACTTCTCTCAATGAAACACTAAAATTAGTCTCATCTACACCAAATATTGAATAATTATCGTTATATGTACTATCAATATAATTAATATTGGAGTAATTAGAAACATCAGTATCACTAGTACTAATATATCCAGATTTTGCGAGAGTATAATATAGATTTACTGGATTATCAGCAGAATAATTTAAAGTTAATGTATTAGGAGTTCCAACTACAACAAAAGTATCTGTTGAACCAGTTGAAACAAATTCATTCTTAAAGTCAGCATCATAGAATAATTTCAGAGAATAATCAGAAAGTGAACTATGTGATAGATCAAATACTAAATTATTATTATTAATTACTGAAATTTGTGGGTTTATTAAAGATAGTCTTTGTGCAGAACCACCCTTTGTAGTAAGATCAATAACAGTAGGTGGATATTTTACAACATCAGAATTTGTTTCCCCTAATTTAATATTAGAATCATCTATTCTATAAACATAGTATGACTCAGAATGTGCCAATCCAACGGCATTAATATTAGCACTATAGAATACTTTATCACCTGTTTTTAACGCATGGTTAGGGATAGTTATAATATCTGTATGAGTATTAATTCCAGATGCAGCAAAACTTAATGGGTTAATAAGTAATCTATCTTTTAATGAACTGTACTCTAATCTTACTGCTGTTGACGTACCAATACCAACAGTATTAGTAGGATTAAATATTAATTCAACTTCATCTAAATTAGATAAGTTGTGTGCAGTAGAAACAGCAACTTTTGAAGTAATTTTTTGAACATTTCCAGTTATTTGAGCAAACTGCGATTCCAAAGAATATTCAAAATTATCACCACCACCCGTAATGAAGAATAAACCATTGGTATTTGTAGTTAATCCAACCTGAGTTGTAACTCCAATATAATGATCAGACTTATTAATAATATAAAGATCTATTTCATTACCAGAAATTGGAATACCAAACGTAGTTCCACCAGCTGCTTTTTCGGGAGTTTCTGCTACTGTCAGATTAGTATTTAATTTTCTTGTGAATTTTACCTTCTGATTTGTCTTAAATGGGTGATTTGGTAGATATATGCTCTGAGATGGAATCGAAACAGCATCCATGGATGCACCAACAGTGTAATTACGTGTTGTACTTACACCAACATCGGTTCCTACACCAACAGATTCCTGAGGATTGAAATAAACAATTTCATTAATTTGGGACTCAATAGGAAGAGATTTAAGAGGAATAGAGAAGTAACTTGGAATTAAATCAACAAAAGTTGATACTGTATGTGCAGTTGCAGTAATACCTCTCTTAACTCTTAGAATATTCTTCTGATCAAATACATTAATGACTGATAATTTCTCAGTTCCAATACCAATACTACTTCCAACTGATACTGACTGAGGTATTTTTGCAACATAAATGTCAGTTACAAGTCCAACAGCAGCGGTAAGATTAGCAGCAACTTCCTTATAAAGAACAGTTCTACCAGTATCTACCCCTATTCTATGAGATCCTGTAAGTGATTTAACATCAGTAGTCAATCCAGATATTACCACATTATCATCACTAAGAAGATTATGTGAAGTTGAAATATATCCAGAAACTTGATTTGCATTATCATAAACAAAGACCACATTCTGATCTGTTTCTACACTGGTATCAACACTAGTAATTGACTTACCAGTTACAGTATCTACAAATGCATTTAATCCACCACCATTAGTACCAGTATTATCAAATTTAAACTGATCACCAACAGCATATCCAGTACCCTTCTCAATGATCTGGAAAGAATCCACAGATCCCTTAGTAACAGAATCAACAATTGATACTTGATCAATATATTCATTAGATTCAACTATAAAGTCATTATCTGCATATGGGTCAGATACTTTATATGGGAACGTATTTCTAATTAAATTTGATTCATTAAAATCAAAATTAGTCTGATCTATTAAGAAATTATCTTCAACAGGAATTGATCTATAGGTATCTCCAATGAAATATGGGAATTTTGGTTCCAAATCACCAGATTGGGTAAGAGAAGTTATTCCTACAAAATATGCATATACACCATCTGGATAATCACCAGTTTTACAGAATCTACCATTACTTTCATCAAGATCTCCGGATGCATCAAATTTGTAATCCTCAACAAAAAATCCATCACCAAATCCTGATGGTCTATCAACAACATTTAGAGTATTATCAACATATCCAGTATCTAGAATTTTTATACGAGAATCCTTATCTGCTGGATCGGTATATCCATATGGACCATAAATTGGATTTCCATCATATGCCCATCCAATAATTGGTGAGTGATTGTTTGCCTTATCATTAAAATACTGATCACCAATAGCAGTTGAATATCCAACACTAGAATATTTTAAAATATCTCCATTTTCTTCTAGAATATTATTTCCACCAAATCGTTTGAATTTATTAATACTCAAACCCCTAATATTCGCTTCTAATAATGCATTCAATCCAGCTGGATTTACTTTAATAGAAGTCTTATCTTCAGTATAATTAACACCACTATTCAATATAATAACTTCAGTAATCACACCAGCAGTAACTACTGCCCTCAATTTAGCACCAATACCATCACCTTGAACTTCTAAATCAGGAGCAGAAGTATAATCTTCACCACCTGTTTGAATATCAATAGCAGTAATAGATCCACTAGTTGTCCCAATACCTACCGAATTATTTGTAATAATTGGTTTTAATTGGGCATTCTTACCATTCTTAATTAAGATTGTTGGTTTTTTCTCAAAATTGAGAACAGTACTTCCATAACCAGTACCAACTTCATATGTTTGAACATCAACAATTGGTCCACGAACAATAGGAGTAGCAGTTATTCCTGTCGTTCTTCCTGCTGCCACAGGAGAATATTCAACATCAATATTTAATTCAATATTTGGATATTTAAATGTATGCCAAGCAGTAATACTCGTTCCAGTAATATATGTGGGAACAGCATCAAATCTAACATAATTACCTCGTTCATAATTTGATGTTATTGTTCCACCAACCCCAGCATTAGCAAGTCTGAATGAATTATCATCAATTTTAATAACTTGATAATGAACAGTACTTGTTGAAAATCCTGAATGTGATACTAATCCCGACATAGATTGAGAGGTTGTGTACCAAACTTTCTCACCATCATTAAATCCATGATTATCGAAAGTAATTATATTTGAAGAAGTGGAAATACCACTTGCTTTAACGTTTATTACTCTATTTTCATATCCACTTCCTGGATTTAATACTTTAATTGATTCTAATGTATTTTTTGGTTCAAAAAGTCTAAATTTATGAATACCATATGTACCTATTGTAGTAAATCCAACTGTATTAATTCCAGCAGTATAATCAGAAGAGGTTGCATATAACTGAACTGTGTTTATACCAACAACTTTTGGATAGTAAACATTGCCATCTTCTAACCAAGTACCTTGATTTGTATTATTACCTTTAAATACCCCTATTCCAAGTTTATCATTTCCATTCTTATCATAAACAAGAGCTTGGCCATTTGCAAGATTATGAACTTGTTGGAAAGTTAAAACTTCATTATTGATATCAACTCCACCACCTTGAGTTGTTATTCTTGCATCAAATGTTAGTTCTCTATATCTTTTAGGAATCTGAGCTTCTAAACTACATCCATTACCATTACCACCAGTAATAGTTACTGATAATACCTTTTCAATATCAAAATCCTGAGGATCGACTTGTACTTCTAATACATTACCTCTAACAGAAGGATTCGATAAAGAAGTCGTTCCCATTGCAGGACTTGCAATAGTAATAGTTGGAGGATTAAGTATATCATAATTAGATCCACCATTCAATAAATCAATACCTGTTAATGGACCATAATAAATTTTATCATCAGACTTATAATTTGTTATCTCAACACCATTTTTTAAAAGTCCAACACCACCAGGTACAGTTTTAGTAGCTGATCCAGATTTAATATTCGAATTTATTGGGAATTTTTTAAGTAGTTGTTGAGATCCTACCTTTTTACCTTTATGTACTGCCAGATAGAAAGTCTGTTTACCATTTCCAGGAGAAAGAGGTTTAAATTCAACATATCCATCAGCATGTATAAAGGATCTTGAAGTGTATAACTTAATCTGATTACTATTAGGTAATACTCTTACATAATAAATCCCTTCTTCTAATCCATTAATTGGAGTACTTTCTGGTGAATAGTATACTTCATCTCCTGTAATAAATGGTACAGCACTAGGAAAGGATATAATTGACCATTTTTGTGTATTACCATCAAATCCTTGAATAGAAGATCCAGATGCATCTGCTATTTCAGCAAACGAAATGTTCTCATTAATAGCATATGAAGGTAGTGAATTGGAAGCAACGTATATGTTCTCATCTCTATCATTATAAACATTCTGAACATCAGAAGTTAATATATTATTTCCAAATTGTAGGTCTGCACCTGTACTAACTGCTCTCTTTAAAGATCTTCTTAAATCATACTTTATACCATATGTGGGGGTCCAACCCTGCAAGTTGTCTAGATCTACTGTTTTCTTATTCCTATCAATAGATCTTATTACTGCATCAATTACAACAGATACATCTCCAACTAGAATATCTACAGTATCAAATTCGCCTAATGTAGGTTCTGTAATATCAGAGTATAATGTAAAGGTTGATCCACTTATATCTTTAATATTGTACCTAGAAGCAGTATTATAGATCCAACAGTTAGCAAGAATTTCCTTATTAGTTCTTAATCCCTCAGTAGGATTAGGAATGGCCTCCCCCACATTTTGTACTAAGATCCTTTCTCCTTCATTAGTTAACTTAATATCGGAAATAGGAACAAATTTTGATAGAACACCAGTAATTCTTAATTCTACCTTTTCATTTAAATCACCATCTTCATATCCAAATATAACTTCATCAGATCTTAGATCAGTACCAATACCAATTGGATTAATAATATTAGTACAATTTAGGAATTGGTTAATAGTTTTACTAGTATATGATACTTCAGTATTAACTCCACAAATAACTGTACCAGTATTACCAAATCCAATTGTAGAATCTACTGTAATAACAGATCCACCAGTGGCTACATCACCAATAACTCTTGTTTTTCCTGGTATAGTAAATGTACCTTCAATAAGATCTCTATCATTATATCCAACAAATAAACCTAATTTATAAAATACCTTTCCTTTTCTACTAAATGTCTCAACTTCCGATACAGATGCATAAGTTCCACTATCAGTAGACTTAGTAATAGTCTGTCCTACTAAGTTCTTAGGGTTACCAGAAATTCTTTCTGCAACTATAACTTCTCTTCGAATATAATCTGCTGCTGATGGTTTAATTAAATACTGTTCAAGATCAATTATCTTTGGATCAACACCAAATAATACATTAAATAAGATTCTAAATGATTCTTCTGTTCCTTTTGATAGGTATAACGACTTGGATTCTTTAATAAAATTACTAACATCCAGACTTTCTACAAAATCTACGTCTTCTAATCCAGGTGTTAAGTTAAATTTAAACTTTTTATAAAATTCTTTTAAGAATAATGCACTTAAATTTTGAACTTTTGACCCAGTAACATGAGTTGCTGCATTAGAAGTTGAAAAAACTAATTCTTTTGGTGCATTTGGTGCATGATAAGTCGTAATTCCACTAAAACCACGTTCACATCCAGTAAAACTATTAGTTGTTATGCCAGTATATGTGAAGATTTCATCATTAATCTTGAAAAGACCATACTGATTTGGAAATCCTTTGGTACTAGCAACATCTATAGTAGTATTAGTTGTTGTAATTCCAACAGAAAGAGTAGTTCCATCACCAATTACTTCAGGAGTTAAATTATCTAATTTTAGATATTGATCTAAATTGTCAGCAATATCAATAGGACCACCTTGATATTCCTGCGAAATGTAATATTGCTTTAAAAAATCAGCAGCTTTTGGACTCTCAGATAATACGAATTCTGGAAGCTGATTCTCAATAATCTGCTGAACTTTTACTTTGGTATCAAACCCAGTTGAAATCATATCTATCCTCTTATTAATTCCCCGTTTGTATAACTTGACGTAACTTTAAATCCAACACCTGATATCTGTTCGCCGGATGTAATAGTGTCCTTAACCATATTTATTGTACTATTAGAAATGTCAAAATTTAGGTATAAATCCTTCAATCCAATAACATCATTTGATTCTGGATATGCTTGAACTTCCACAATATTATTTGGTTGTGTAGTTTCAGTAATGTTAATTGTTGTAAGAATTACCTCACCTTTCTTATAATCAACTGTTCCAGCAGATTTTACAACAACAGTTTCACTATTATTATCCAAATTGCGTTTAACAACTGACAATACACCCTTCATGCTCCCATCAAGATTACCATTAGAATCTTTATTAGGAATATCCGTTAGATAAACAGTATCGGTTTCACCAGAAACTTTAAATCCAGTACTCTTAATATTCAATCCTTTGGAGTTGATGTGGAATTGATTACCATAACATAATTCATATTGGGCATTTGTATTCAACATTGCCTTCAAATTCCTTCTCATTTTAACTATAGTAATGTTTGAAGTTATTGCGCCATCAATATTATCAACTACATTCAGAACTTTACTATACTTAAATCGTCCACCAAACTTATTAATATCTTTTGATGATGCATAAGTTGTTAATCCATCGATGATTTTAGATTTAAGGTCTCCAATAGTACTGACTTGTGCAGAATTGTAGTAAACACCTGATTCTATTTCAACATAGAGTAATTTAAGATCCAAGATATGCTGATTAATACCTGCCAAAGAATATCCTTTTAAATCTGTAAGGATTTGATTCTTATCAAAATCAGATACAGTATCACCATTTTTTGGTTTAATTGTAATCAAGACTGTTCCAAATTGTGGAGGATCTAACTCTTCACCACCTACAACAGCAACAGATTCTGTCATTGGATAGATCTGTTGTACTATCGTCTCATAATCCCTTGCTGTAACCGCCCTGTACTGTGATGAATACAGTCTAGGAGCAAAGTACTTAACTGAGTCTATAGACTCAATATCGCCGCCATTAGAAGCATTTTGAACAGTATAGATTTGTGGAGTGTTCGTTGGTGTAATAAGATTACCATCAGAATTAGCAACACTACCCGTATATACAAAATTAGATGGTCCATTACCACCTTTACCATTGGTAACAATATAGTCAACAGTAATTACAGTACCATCTTCTAATTTTTTACCAAATATTCCATCACCAAAGAGTAATTCATACTTCTCATCCTGAATTTCTTGGATAAGATATGTCTCTGATGTTGAATTAATGTTTAAAATATTATCTACTTTCTTATATTCTACTCCAACACCTGTATCAGCAAGACCTTTAACATAGGTAACTATTGTTGAGGTGTCAATAAACGAATTATCTAATAAGAATCTTTGATCTAATGATCCATCGACTATGAATTGGTTACGTAAGTATGTACCTTCATATATCTTGATAGGGCTATCTATTGTACCAAAAGTTGCAATACCTTGACTATTCACTGTAGTAGTAATAGTTTCTGGTACTGAAAATGTATACGTTGTATCATCCTGAGCACCAACACACACCAAACCTGGTTGTAAGGTCAATGAAGGTGTGTTAGACGTTGTTTCAATGTCAAACACTACATGTGCCGTAGAAGCAGTCCTAGAACGAGGAACATACCCCACATTTCGTGCTAATGAAACAACATTTTCACGTAAAACTGCTGAATCCAAGAAGGATTCATTTACAATCATATTAGAATTATATGCTGTAATATAAGTATTATACGCTAATGTGTCAATTAAGACTGATAAATTAGATCCTTCGAAGTCAAAGTCGGTAAAATCCGAATTTGCACGGATATAATCTTTGATAGAGGACTTTATTTGATCAAAGTCTAGATTAGAAAATTTTGTAAAAGGCATATTACCTTGTTGCTTCTAGCATGAATGAGAATTCTTGTGTTGGAAAATCTTGTCCTACTATATTAAAGAATACAGTAACTTCAAATGAATTATCATCTGGACGGGGTTCCACTTCAACGTCTACATCTTCTACCCGTGGTTCAAAATTCTGTATCGTTATTTCAATTTGACGTTGAATAACTGATGCAGTACCATAATCACAAAATTCAAATAGACTATCACGAACCTCAGAACCTAAAACGGAGTTAAAGAATCTTTCAGTTGGTATAGTTTCAACTAGATTCCTTACAGAACGCTTAATTGCATTCTCATTTTTGAGTATTAGTATGTCTTTAGTTACTGGATGTTGTTCAAAAGACAAACTAATATCTTTAAATGATCTAGATATCCTCTGAATGGTCATATGAACGAGAGTTTTCTTGCTTTATTTATGCTATTTCTTTGGAATTAATGTCATCGTGCATAACTTCCTGAATAACACGCTTCTTTTTAGCACCATTTCCGGTCCATGATAACGTCATGTTTCCTTCCTCTGGTCTATTCACAGTGTTGGGAGTATCCCATCTTTCTTTGATGTCTGGTTCAATCATTAATTTTGTCCTTAATAAATTTATTTATTAAAAAAGTGTCCCTTTCGAGACACTGCGGTTATTTTCCTTGCCCACGAGACGGTTTTCGAGCCGAGTTACGCGATGTTGAAACGTATTTAGTATGCTTCCCTTTACCCTGACGAGTCTTCTTAGGAGGCGCAGAGAAGCAATCAGTACTCCCCCATGAACCAGTCGTTGATTTCTTAGCCATTTAATTCTTCTCCGTTAGTACAGTTTTAATCTCACTGGAATTTGGAGAACCTGTCTGATAAAATTCAATCGCCAGATCCTCCATGATACGAAAGTATTCTCCTTCTGTAAGATCGGAGTATACCTTTTTGCCCTTAATAATAATATTATAGGCGGTCTGTTTCACTAGATAATCCTCATCTTCTCGTGCCCAACTCTGATACGTGGATCGCACCAGATTTCGAAGCCAGCTTCTTTTGCATCCAGACAGAAGGATACGTCTTCTCCACACATGTCCTGTACTTCACCACTCTCAAAGACTTGCATCTTTGGTGCAAACCAAGGATATGGCATCTCTTCATGTTCAAATACACCCTTCTTAATTAATAACCATCCAAAACCACTGTAGTCAACAGTAAAAGGCTTCTTACGCTTACTAATACTTTCTACTGTTTCATGATTCATGACTCCACCAGACTTTCTGAAATCGTCCTCTTCTAACCAATGAGCAACTGATGTAGTCTTCCCATCCTCTGTTGCATACCATCCACCAGCAATATCTTGATCCATACACAATAATTGCCAGAATTTCTCAGAATTAAATACGATGTCACTGTCAATCCATAGTTGCCAGTCATATTTCAATTTCCCATCCCAAGGTAATTGATCAGGTCCTCTGAGAACATTCGCACCAAGACATTTACATCTTGCGAAATTCACCATACTTGAATAATCTTGACTGATTTGAATACTTGCACCACTCTGCACCAGATCAAAACAGAGCTGAACGAAACTCTTTAAAAATGTATATGAAACTCCTCTACCAGGCAGACAGAATACGATCGTTTTCCCTCTGACCATCTCTTTGGCAGCATCATAATCCCATTCAGGTTCTTTTTTACTTGCAGTAGGGTTTTTTGCTTTTACTGTAAATCCTTTTGCCATAATCCTTTGATTTCCTTCAAGTCAATTATATCAGTTTATATAGCAATTGTCAATCTTCTTTTTCACTTATTATAATATCTCCACTGTCTTCATGTATATTCAATGAGGTCCCTTCGTACCATCCATTATCATTTACAATCCACTCAGGTATGATAGTAAAATACTCCCCAGTTACGGGATCAATCTCTATCGTCGTAAAATTTTCATCGGAATTTTTTTTCATATAAAATATTCCCTATTTCGAAATTATATAGTACTGGGAATTTTTTCAAGTTGCTTGGAATTTATAGATGCCTTCCGTAACACTTTGTAGACTAAGGGATCCTTCCGTTTTAATATACGGGGGCGGCGGACGCGAACGACTGTCAAATCACGAACGAATGACTGCCCATAAAAAAAGCACCCTTGCTAGGGGTGCTCTGTATGCTATAATGGTTTAATCAACCATTTTGTGCTTCGTAATCGATTTGCTCAAGGATTTCTCTAACCTCATCTGCTGTGGTCGCAGTTTCAAGAGCAAAAAGAGCAGCGTCGCGTGACATAATAAAAAAGCGGTGTTTACGGGTGGGTGTCTTTGAGGCGCATCCCATTCCTGTTGATCATCGTGTGTAGTGAGTGGTGACTGACACGATGGGGTGACCTGAGTAATTCGGTCTGAAGATCATGGGGTCGAATGCCTTGGCGATCCGATCAAAGAAGATGTAGGATGTGTCTTCCCATTTCTTGTATGCATTCCATTTCTTGTTAGGCATGAAGTGCGGGGAGTTGATGCGATTGGATTGAGGATTCATTTGATTGAGGGTGATGGGTTGGGTTTGAGTGCTGGAATCAGTCGTGTAATTCATCCAACATTTCGTCCATCTCCTCATGATCGATTTTAGGATCATCCCAACGAACACCATCAAAAGTGAATTCACATCCTACCACATTCATGAATTCTTGGTAAGAGGTGCAGTCATAAGCAAGGTCCAAAAGTCCTACGGTGTTGTTGATCCAGAGTGACGCATTCCAGGTTTCATAATTTGCCCATCCGTTGTATCCTTCCCAAGTTGGTTTGGTGTCAGTCATCGGAGTTGCGGTCATGGAGTCTGAATCGTTTGAACTTTCTTAGTATAAGGCATGGTGGCACGAATGGGGGTGGAATGTTAGAAAGCGTTACACACGGGCAAACCTGCTATTGGCAAAGTTTGCATGACTGAACACCTCACGGTCTACCAATTTCCAGGATTCCTTCTGAGAGTGCATCACGTACCCTTCGGCATCGATGTGCTTTTCTCCGATGTATGCTGCAGGTCCGCCTGACTGATAGGTTAAGAATAGGGCATCGTCCTTAATGCTCTTGACCAACTTCCAAAAATTGATCAGGTTTGGATTATCCCATTCCAGGTGATCAATT